ATGGAACTAAAAAAACTCAAAACCGCTTCACTCGCCGATGCACTCAAGGAAATGAATGTCGGAGAAACGTGCATAGCCCCCGATGGATATGCACCTGCAACGGTCATCAAGACCTGCTCTGAGTTAAAGGACAAAGGTTACCTTTTTCAGACTTCGCAACGCGCCGGAGTACAAATCATCACGCGATTGAAATAAACAATTGAATTATGGCAAAGCACGGAATTTTCTACGCTCTCTGCGACCTCTTCAACGAGGGCGAGGCGGTGGTCAGCACGAATGACGCAAAGCAGGTTATGACAGCCGCGCGTCACGCGCTCCCCGAGTTCAACGTCTGCTCCGGGTTATACGACCCTGACAACAAGACAATCGAACTATATGTCGAAAACTTCAAGCAGGCAAAGGAAGATGAAAACGACTGAACAGAAGCGTGCGCAGGCACAACGCATAGTCAATCTGATTGACACTCGCGGCGACTGGGTCAACCGCCTCTACCGCTTCACCCAGTTCCTGCTCAAACACCACCCCGATTTATTAATCAACAAGTAATGTCAAAACCACAATAGATATGAAAAAGTACATCCTTACCCTCGCACTCGCAACCGCCCTGCTGACTGGTTGCACCACCAACAAGGTTGCCCTTGACAACCTCCGCGCCGAAATCTCGTGGAACGCCTTTTGCGATGCCCACGGCTACGACCGCAACGACAACACCTATCAAGCGACCAATGAATACCTCGATACTTGGTGCGGCTCCGTGGACGAAGAAGCCGCCTTCATCAAGGCAGGAGTTGAACCCTACTAAATCATACAGCCATGAATAAGACAATCTCAATCATCCGTATCTGCATACTCTTTATCCTCAGCAGCCTCGCCTTCATCTTCATCTTCGGCGAGGAACAGGATGAAAATCTGTCAGCCTTCTTCTTCCACGTCATTGTGGATAAGGGCCTCGGCATCGGCCTGTGCTTCTACATCGGTCGCCTCTACAAGCGTTGGAGCAAGGTTGACCCTTGGCTGATAGCCTACGAGAAAAAGTGTGACGAGGTTATGGAGAAACCTAACCCCATGTGCCTTGACAACGACAAGGAGGACTGACCCGATGACATTTCTCCAGTTTGCAGACAAGAGCGTCCCCTATGGCGTATTCGTGAAAGACGTGGCGGCCGAGGTAGTCCACCTGCTCAAAAAGGACGATGCCGACCCCGACTACGTCAGCCAACGGAAAGCCTTTGAAATGTTCGGGCGCAGGAACGTAGAGCGTTGGCGCAAGCAGGGAAAGGTCAACCCCTGCAAGCGTCCGGGCAAAGTGGAGTACAGAACCGCCGACCTGCGTCTGCTACAACGCACACAACAAGACTACTTAGACCCATCGAAGTAGTCCTCATGGGAGAATACAACCAAGCGGCCGAGGTGACCAGTAGGTGAAAGCACTGGTGCGGTAAAACACCATCGCAGGTTCGACTCCTGCTTCTCCCACTAACGAGATAACAAACATTTTAACCCTCAATATTATGAGTAAAATAAATCTTACCGTTGAGCAAATCAACGACCTGCAACCGCAGGACATCGCCACGAATGAATTTGTGCGCGACAAGTTCATCCAAATCTACGAAGCCATGTGGACACCCTCTACTGGCGTGTCCGGCGAAGCCGCCTATGAGCGCGAAAGCCGCAACTTCAACCGCATCCTCGCCGAGAAAGAGGACATCCGTAAGAGCTGCACCCGATTCTCGCTCTTCACCGCGTTCCTTGACGTGGCTATATCGGGCCTCTCCCTTGACGCAGGCACTCGTGCGCAGGCATACCTGCTCTCTCGCTCCATCGCTGTTGATTCCTACCTCGATGAGCATAACAACAAGAAGAACAGATACGAAACCCAGTGCGTCCTCACAATCTCCGGCTATGGAGAACTCCTGCACCGCGCCCGTGTCGGCCAGATACGCCACGCCGACAACCCAGTCATCGTGTATGCCGAGGACGAGTTCGAGTTCGGAGAGCGCAACGGCAACAAGTTCGTGAACTACACCTGCCGTCTGCCTCACACATCGGGCAACATCGTAGCCTGCTTCATGAAGATTACTCGCGCTGACGGCTCGGTTGACTACGCTGTCATGCTGCCCGAGGACTGGAATCGCCTCGCAGGTTATTCCGCACGTCAGAACCGCAAGTGGGATAACACCAACCGCCGATATGTTGATGGTGCGCCCAACGCCCTCTACGGACAGCGCGGACAGGACGGCACTCTCAAGATTGATACAGGCTTCCTCATCGCCAAGTGTATCAAGCACGCTTTCAAGTCCTACCCCAAGGCGCGTGTCGGCCGGGCTACCCAACTTGAATCACAGCAGGTAGATGAAATGGAAATCAACGATGACATCTACGGACTGGAGGACGGCTCTTCCGTCAATACCTCAACAGGGGAAATCATGCCCAAGCAGGACACTGGCTTTGCTCCTGCCCCCGACACATCCAACGGCGTGACAATCGACCCCGAAGCCTCTGCCGACAACGCAGGGGGTAACGATGACGTATTCTAATAACCCTTACAATACCAAAGTACAATGAGTGAAACTAATAACAACCTGCCTATCCTGCGCGAAGAGAACGTGCAGATGATAGTGCAAAGCGCACCCAACGCCTACAACACCAACTCGCTCTCATCCATGCGTTGCGCCGACTTCGGCAAGAATCTTCTTGACGAGATAGAGCGTTCCGGCATGTCCGATGAACTGGACAAACGCTGTGCCGACTACATAGACAAGGCTAAACGCACTCTCAAGGCGATGAATGAACGCCGTGCGCCGTTCACCAAACTCTTCGACCAGATACGCTCCGAGTTCACTGGCATGGAGAACACCATCGACCCGACCAAAAAGGACACCGTGCCTTATCTGATTCAGCAGAAGCGCAACGCCTATGCCGCCAAGAAGCGTGAAGAGGCTGAACGCGCACGCCAAGAGGAAATGCGCCGTCAGCAACGCGAACAGGCTATTGCCCGATACACGCAGGAAGCTGAGGACGACTACCGCCGTCAGTTCGACAACACCGTCACCTCCACCATCAACGAACTCACCAGCCTCAACCAGTCGCTCACGATCGAGAACTTTGACGAGGTCAGCGAGAAACTCAAGAACTTCAAGACCACCCTCGGTAACGAGTGGTTTCAGTACTGCCAGTCCCACGCCCACAAGCCCTACGAAATCAGCGATGACCAGGCTATCAAGATTCGCCAGTCTATCCTCAACCGACTCTCCACGCAGTTCAAGGCGCAGTTCGCAAGCGAAATCGGGGACTACCGCGACACCATAACGGACGCTCTGCCCTCAAAGAAGCGCGAACTGGAGCGCATGGCAAAAGCCAGTGCCGAGGAACAGGCACGCATGAAAGCCGAACTGGAGGCCCGCGAAGCTGCGGAAACCCGCCGTCTTGACGAAGAGCGCAAGCGCAAGGAAGAGGAAGCGCAGGCCGCCAAGAAAGCACAGCAGACCGCTACCGAAATGGACGGACTTTTCGGCCAGGCCGCCGTGGCTACCCCGGTAGGCTATCAGCCTAAGACCGCCGTCCGCAAGCGTGTTGTCACCGACAACCCCGACGGCATCCTCGCCGTGGTATCAATGTGGTGGTCGAAAGAGGGCCGCTTCCTCTCAATGGAAGAACTCAGCAAGATTTTCAAGAAGCAGATTACATTCTGTGAAAAACTTGCCAACGACAAGGACAACCCCGAACTCATCAGTTCGCTTTTCGTGCGCTACGAGGACGAGGTTAAAGCAAAGTGAGCATGAACAATCCCGATGCATACTATCAGCGCAGTGAGGTCAGCAACTCCGACCTCACTGCCTTGAAAGAACTCCTGCACCCTCGCCCTATGTTCGGTGACCGCGAGGCGGCTTTCCGCTTCGGGTCTATCGTGGACGCTATCATCACCGAACCCTCGCGCGTGGACTTCCTGCGCATGACGATTGATGGCGAACCGGTTGACGAGGACGAGTTTCTCCATGCACGCGAAATGCAACGCGCCCTCCGCGCCGAGGCACGCCGTGACCCATTCCTCGCCAAAGTCCTTGAACTTGCCGACACACAGCGCTTCATGGTCAACAAGGCGCAGGAGTTTGAAAACGGCGGTTTCCACTTCACGCTCGACACTCGCTGTAAGTGGGACTGGTGGTTGGATGCCGCACACTTCGGCGGTGACCTCAAGACCTGCGCGGCATCGACCCAAAGGGAGTTTGAGGATGCCGTTGACTTCTTCGACTGGGACAGGAGCCGCGCATGGTACATGGATATAGCCAAGTCTAACAAGGATTTCATCTATGCCATCAGCAAGAAGAACTGCAACATCTTCAAGTTATTCATCAACCGAGGCGATGCCATCTACAATCGCGGACGCGAAAAGTATGAAGACCTCGCTTTCAAATACTGGGCTTTCACCTTATGAGCAATCTTCAGCATAAACTCAAGGTTGAGCCGTACCCTTACCAAAAAGAGGGTATAGAGGCAGGTCTGCGGTGGCAACGCTTCCTCATCGGCGATGAGCCGGGACTGGGCAAGACGCTCCAAAGCATAGGTGTGGTTGACACAGCCAACGCCTACCCCTGCTTGGTTATCTGTCCGTCCTCGCTCAAAATCAACTGGCAACGCGAGTTTGAGAAATTCACCGACAAGAAAGCACTGGTGCTTGACAACTCCGTGGCTACCACATGGCCCTATCTCCTGCGGATGGGTATGCAACAGGTCGCCATCGTCAATTACGAAAGCCTGCGCAAGTTCTTTGTTTGGGATATTCACGCACGCAAGCGCAAGGGGCAATCGTTCCGATTAAAGGACGTGGTGTTCTGCCCGGACATACAGATATTCAAGTCGGTAATCATTGACGAGAGCCATAGGGTCAAAGACCCCTCGGCACAGCAGACAATCTTTGCGCGTGGCATAGTCGAGGGTAAGCAATGGCGCATACTCCTTTCGGGTACGCCTGTTGTCAATCGACCTGCCGACCTCATTGCGCAGCTCTCAATCATGGGCCGACTGGCGGAGTTCGGTGGTAGATTTAAATTCCTCGCCGACTACGGCGGTGGTGAAATCTCCAAAGAACGCCGTGGCAAAGATGAGGATGACGAGCCTCGCAACCTTGACCGCCTTTCGGCTGAACTCTATTCGCGGTGCATGATTCGCCGAGAGAAAGCAAAGGTGCTGACGCAACTCCCCGACAAGACACGGACAGACCTCTATGTTGACATCTCCAATCGTGACGAGTACGAACTGGCGGCCGAGGACTTGGCAGAGTACCTGCGTACCTATGCCAAATGCGAGGACTACGAGATACGCCGTAAGATGCGCATGGAAGCGTTGGTTAAGTTCATGACCCTACGCGCCCTCTCGTCAAAGGGAAAGGTCAGGCAGGCGGTTGACTTCGTCAAGACGTTCCTTGCCAATGGCAAGCCCCTCATACTGTTCTGCTCCCTACATGAGATTGTGGACGAGTTGAAAAAGGCTTTCCCGAAAGCGGTCAGCGTCACCGGGCGCGATTCCATGAACATGAAGCAGGCGGCTGTTGACGCTTTCCAGTCGGGAAAGGCGCAACTGATAATCTGCTCCATCAAGGCCGCAGGTGTCGGTCTTACCCTCACGGCATCCTCCAACGTGGCATTCGTGGAATTTCCGTGGACGTATGCCGACTGTTGCCAGTGCGAAGACCGTGCGCATCGCATAGGGCAAAAGGACAATGTCACCTGCTACTACCTAATCGGCCGTCACACTATCGACCGAACCCTCTACGACATCATCCACAAGAAGAAATCAATCGCCAATCAGATAATGGGGACTGACGATGATATTCCGACCGATGAGATGTATTTCGACCAACTGGCAGACCTCTTCCTAAATCCCGACCCCGATGGCTGATGTCTGCAAGACCGACCTGCAGAAGGTCATTTCCTACCTCGATGAGGCGGCGAAACTATATGACGCGCTCCCCATGCAGAAATGCAAGTGCCGGGCGTACATGATAAACCAGTTAACAACCAAATTAAAATCCAAACTCAATGACAAAAAATGATTTGGCAAGAGAGGTGTCGGTATCAGAGAAACTGCACCTTTCGACAGCAGTAAAGGCGGTGGACGGAATAATCCGTGTCATCAAGGAAGCACTCGCCAAGGGCGAGGAAGTAACCCTGCGCGGCTTCGGAACTCTCTCCGTGGTTCAGCGCGAGGAGCGCAACGCGGTTCACTTCAAGACAAAAGAGCCGATTGTCGTTCCTGCACATCGCACCGTGAGAATCAGAATCAGTAAAGAACTCAAAGAACAACTCAACAATGGAAATGAACTTTAAAACCTACACTGGCACCAAGACAATCAAGGCTGTGCCTATGGAAAAAGCCGAAGCAGAAAAACTGCTTGGCAAGTCAATAACTCCTGCCACTCCGGGAACGGACGGCTATCTTGTGGAATATCCCGATGGCTACCGTTCATGGTCGCCGAAAAAGGCATTTGAAGATGCCTATCGCGTTTCAGAGACTCATGTTGACCGAATGAAAATAGAACTCGCAGACCTCAACGAGCGCATCTGCAAGGCAACAAGGGCAATCAACACATTCGGAGCAATTTCGGAAGAAGAGCGTTGGTATCTCAAAAAACAGTTGAATGCAATGAGTGACTATGCCGAGGTTCTCTATGACCGCATACGCTGTGCGGTTGAGCCTCGTGTTGCTGTAAGTTCAGAACCTTGCGGCTGCAATGCAGCCACAACAAAGGAGGGCAGATAATGGCACAGTGGATTGAAGTCAGAGCGCGTTACGACAAGATGATGGAGAACGGCTCGGTCAAGAAAGTAACCGAACCCTATCTCGCTGACGCGCTGTCCTGCACCGAAGCAGAGGCAAGGGTAACTGAGGAACTCACGCCCTTTATCAGCGGCGACTTCCGCATTTCATCGGTAGTCACCACCAAAATATCGGAAATCTTTTGGGATGCGTCCGGCGACCGCTTCTACAAGGTCAAGGTTAATTTCATCACCCTTGACGAAAAGACCGCTACCGAAAAGCGGACAGCAACCTACATCCTCGTGCAGGCTTCCAGTTTCAAAGAGGCATACGACAATTTCATTGACGGCATGAAAGGTACGATGGCCGACTATGAGATTGAGGCTATCAACGAAACAAAACTGGTCGATGTGTACCGCGCCAACCTTGCCTCGGAAGCCGAAAGGGAAGCAGACAATATGTTGCGTGACCCCAAAGTTCAGCGTCACGTCAAGAAGTTCGTAGATGCCTGCGCCGAGGGCGGTGTTGAGAGTGTCACCATGACTGCCTGCGATGGCAAGAGCGTCAAGTCTGCCAAGATCGAGATTTCCCAAAAGGGCAACAAGCCTAAACCAAACGACAATGGGTAAGCGTGCTAACAGAGTGGCTTTGCTTGCCAGACTCGGATATGAGGTTAAGAAAGATGCACTCTCTGCGCTCTCTGCCCCTGCCAAAAAGAACAAGTACGGCGCACAACGTGTCGGCGGTCATGCCTCTCAAAAGGAGCATGACCGCTCCAACCAACTCAAGTTGTGGCAACGCGCAGGTGTCATCTCCAATCTCCGTGAGCAGGTGTCCTTTGAACTTATCCCTGCCCAGTACGGCGAATGTGGCACCGACCTCAAAGGGAAACCTGTCCGCGTCTGCATTGAGAAAGCCTGCAAGTACATTGCCGACTTTGTCTATACCGACAACGAAACCGGGCAGACCATTGTCGAGGACACGAAAGGTGTACGCACAAAGGAATATATAATCAAGCGGAAACTAATGCTCTACCTGCATGGCATCCGCATAAAGGAAGTCTGAACTATGGACCGTGAGAGTTTCATATTCTACCGCAGCTTCTATGAGGCTATCAAATGTATGCCCACTGACGTGCAGGCTGAAATATATCCTGCCATCTGCGAGTATGCTTTGTTCGGGAAACTGCCGAAGAATCTTTCCGAGGTTGCCAAAGGTATGTTCACGTTGATTAAGCCTAACATTGACGTGAATACCGCTCGGTTTGAGAATGGCAAGAAAGGCGGTCGTAAGAGCCGTGCCAAAAAGCAGACCGCCACAGCCGAACCTGCCTACACCCTTACCTATGAGCAGGAGGTGGAGCAGATGAGGTCTGATGAGAAATGGCGCAAAACTATCTGCGAGGATTTCAACATCACTGCGGAAGAGTATGAAAAACGCCTCTCTCGTTTCCTCGATCGCTGTAACGAAGATAAGACACGCAAGGGCAAGGAACATCATGATAGTTTCGTGGACTGTCAGAGCCACCTGCGTTACTGGATGACTAAAGCGTACCCGGCAGCTCAGACAAATACCGAGAAAAAATCTGATGACGATGACCCGCCGTTCCCGACATCCGACTACACTTTCAATGGTGGATTCGGTGGCATGGATGTATAAAACAAAATCACAATGGTTACTCCGCTTTCAAAATACCCACGTTGTCTCATTGACGAACTCGCCAAATATGGTCAAAAGCCTACTGGTGACTTGGACTGGGATAAGTGTGTGCTTGACTGCATGAAGCGCAAAGCCAGTGACTCTGCGATTTACGCGGCTATGGAAATCGGCAAGGTCATCAAGAAGGCAAATGAAGATAAGGAGAATGAGCGTAAGACGTTTCCTAATCTTTCCGACCCTGCCGTTTACGAGCTGCATTCCAAACTATTCCTGCATATCGCCAATATCATTGTCATTGAACCGCAAGACCGTGCTTTCATTGTTGACGAGCATAACGAGAAGATTCTCCGATTTTTACTCTACTACTTCAACAATTGCAAGTTGGCAGAGGGTGTTTTCCCGGAGCGTGGCTATAAGCTGCATAAGAACATCATGCTACAAGGTGGCCCCGGCGTTGGCAAGACCATGATAATGCAGTGCTTCTCTGAATATCTGAAACGCATAAACTCACCTCGGTTCTTCCATAATTTGTCAGTGTCGCAGATGGTGAATTATTACACGATTCATAACAACCTTGACCGCTACACTTTCAATGAAGAAGGTAGTGTTGGTTTCAGACCAACCCCGGAGAATATCTGCCTCAACGATGTAGGCCTCAACGATGACAGACTTTTCTACGGCACTAACACCGCAGTTCTGACAGATGAATTCCTGCTTGCCCGTAACGACATTTGGGCAGGCTGGGACAAGTTCGCTCACATCACAACCAACCTTGACGACAAAGCACTCATCAAGCGGTTCACGCAGATTGATAAGTACGGTCGCGTGGTTGACAGATTTAAGACTTACAATGTAATTCCAATAACTGGCACAAGCCGCAGATAAGAACAATACAGATGGAAAAAATGACTCCCGAATTTAAGGCTCTGCAAAAGAAAATCAATAAAGCCGTAGCAGATGCCAACCTGCCAGAGCAACAGCAGTATGCTTTGCTTGCAGGCTGTATAGCACAAGTCTTAAACACTCATCATCCTTGTGATTTTGAAGCGATGAGAGTTCGTATGGCTATAGTATGTGAAAGCATGATGGCTTCGGTCGATGCCGCAGAACGAATGTTTAAGAAATTCATCAATAAACAATGAAACCAACTGAAGAAGTGATACTGACCCACGCTCAAGAAGCCAACCACAATGCTGAACGCGCCTACTGGTGGATGAAAGGTATTGACCGCGAAGAGGCTCAACGCCTCGGCGTGGCCGACATGGTTCAGTCGGTTCTCTCGCTCCTGCAAAAGGTTGACAACATCACAATAGACATTCAAATAACAATTAAACAAAAATCAATATGACAATCGTATCAACCCTATCAATCTGCCTCGCGGTCGTATGTGCTTTCCTGCTCGGTCGCTCGGTAGTCATCAGCACCCTGCGCGACAATAAAAACAAGACCCTCAAAACCGAGATAAAGACCCTCAATCGCCGTCTTGACTACATCGCCGACTCTGCCAAATGTAACCGAAACTACAAGGTGGAGGAAGATGAAGAGGCAAAGGTTTATAATGTAGTTATGTCAGTGACTATTCATCAGTGGAAAGGCTGTTGCTATGCCATTGATGCCATTCATCCCTGCCTTATCAAGGCTTTCCCTTTCTACGATGACAAGGAGTTTGCCAAAAACGAAGCCGAGGAACTACTCGATAAACTCAACGAGAAATGAAAGTTCTTGACCTGCCACTCAAAGGTAAGTGGTACGACATGATAGCAAGTGGCGAGAAGCGCGAGGAATACCGCGAGATAAAGCCGTATTGGATAAAACGCATAATGAAATGCGTAGCATGGTGTAGTAAAGGGCTTTTGCAAGCAGAATGCAAACTCGGATATTATTGCTATGATAATCTTGTGACCGGTAAAAGATTGTGTTATTCCCAACAGAATGGTGGTGCTTGTTGCGGAAACATAGCTGACTTCACGGCAATTAGTGGCGGCTACACTCACGTCCGCTTCCGCCGAGGCTACACCAATACCACGATGCTCTTCAAATGCGAGGGCATAACAATCGGCAAAGGCAATCCCGACTGGGGCGCACCCAAAGAAGAAGTATTCATCATCAAGTTAGGAGAACGAATATGAGCAAACAACAATGTGAAATCTGCGGTCAGATGAAAACTCCGCAGGAAATGTCGAAGTCCTACAAGCACCGCTGTAAGGAGTGTGTCGCCCGGCTCACTCGCATAGACAGACAAGCAGCCAAACAGCGTGCTGAACATCTCAAACAGCAACTGGAGAGAACCGGCTACGCTCTGTCCTCGCCCGAAGATAGACGCAAGGAGCGTATTCTAATCGCCTCATTCGCCATGCAGGGGATGATTGCCAACGATAGGTTCTACTATGCTCTGCTGGACAAAGGAAATCACGCAAAGGCATTGGCGGTTACTTCTCTCAAGTTCGCTGACGCTCTGCTTGCCGAGGTTGACAATGAGAAAGGAGGTAGCGATGATTGAGTTCCTTGCCCACATCGTATCGGTGGTAATAACAGCCGTGGTGATAATCATCCTCGTTCATCTGCTCAACCGCTATGAACGGAAGAGAACCGAGAAATACCACATCACTTGCGAGTATATGCGCTACCGCTACTCTTACAACAAAATGGACCAGTGTATAGCCGAACTCTGCAAACTGGGTGCTGACGGTTGGGAGATTGCAACCTGCGCAGGCGAAGATAGTTTCGCGGCTTACCTCATCCTCAAACGTGAAACCCTACATACCTCATAAGGCTATGGAAAAAACGATACTGGACGCTTGCTGCGGTGGCAAGATGTTCTACTTTGATAAGCATGACACAAGAGTGCTGTTTCAGGATATTCGTAAGATTGACACAACACTTTGTGATGGTCGCTCTTTCAAAGTAGAGCCGGATATAATCGGAGACTTCACCAGTATGTCTTATCCCGACAATACTTTCCGAATGGTCGTTTTTGACCCTCCACATCTCAAGTATTCGGGAAGTAAAAAAGAATTGGACGGTTGGCAGATGGTAAAGTATGGTGCGCTATTGCCCGGATGGAAATCAACCTTGGCCAAGGGGTTCGCAGAATGTTTCAGAGTACTTGTGCCGGGCGGTTTCCTAATATTCAAATGGAATGAAACTGACATCAAAGTTTCTGAAATTCTTGCTCTAACTCCCGAAAAACCAATCTTCGGTCATATATCGGGAAAACGAGCCAATACTCACTGGATATGCTTCATGAAAGGAGAACCACAATGACAATCGCAAAACAACTCGCCCTCGTCCTCGTCAAGGAGATAATCGCCAACAAGAGGAACAGCCATATCGCGCCGGACTACGCTCTGCGCAATGAGGTCAACTTATTGGTCGGCCAGGCACTCGATTCACTGGTGGCTGACGGCTCTCTCGTTCAGCGTGAGGCATCCGTTAATCGCTACATCGCTTATGAGATACCCGAAACGCAGAGCAAACCTGCTCTATAAACTGCGCCGTAAAGGGATTGAGGCTGACACCAAACAACGTGTCATCTTCATTCCTTACGGCGAAGAGCCTCGACAATACGTGCAGGCCGTCCGGCTCTGCCGTGAGTTTTATTTCAGTATTCAATTCATTATCACATGAAGAAAGATGGCAATCGAATATCGCTAACAATAAAAGAGGCGGACGAGATAAGAGAATATCTCGAAACTCTTTATGCGATGGAAGGAACGCTTGACGAGGAGGATTTCAATTCCGAATGTCATCGGGCAGGATTCTATGCCCGGAATATGTGTAAGTTAATCCATGGGCATAGCCATCCGACATGGGATGCCGCAGGCCCAGTCGAACCAAAATACAATCCATTGATATGAATGTAGGTATAGTTGACGTTGATGGGCATAACTTCCCCAACTTCGCACTCATGAAAATATCAGCGTGGCACAAGTCGCAAGGCGACAATGTGGAGATTGCGTTGCCCATGTTCGGCAACTATGACCGCGTATATCAGTCCAAGATATTCACGTTCACTCCCGATGAACAAACGGACTGGCAATGTGAAGTTGTCAAAGGCGGTACTGGCTATGACATTCACAGCCGATTGCCCGAAGAGATTGAGAAATCTACGGCAATGGACTATTCAATCTATCCCCAGTATCCTTTCTCGATCCAATTCTTTTCTCGCGGTTGCATACGGCATTGTCCGTTCTGCCTCGTCCATGACAAAGAGGGAATGATTCGCCCTATTGAACCGGTCCAACTAAACCCCAACGGAGGATGGATTGAGGTGCTTGATAATAATTTCTTCGCCAATCCCGAGTGGCTGGCAGCGGTGCAATATCTTATTGATGCAAAACAGCCGGTTAATCTCCATGGAGTCGACGTGCGTATCATGAATGAGGAACAGGCGTATTGGCTCAACAGATTGCGGCTTCGACGCAGTATTCATATCGCATGGGATATGCCTCAACTCGACCTTACAGACAAACTGCGAGAGGTTACTCGCTATATCAAGCCTTATAAGCTGATGTGCTATATTCTTGTCGGCTTCAACTCCACCATAGAGCAGGATATGTTTCGGATTGAAACGCTCCGCTCCTTTGGTATCAAACCATACGTCATGCCGTACCGCGACTTTGAAAACAAGCGCATTCCATCGCAGTATGAAAAAGACCTCGCCCAGTATGTCAACAAACCGATGATATTCAAATCATGCACCTTTGCTGAGTTTTCTCCGCACAAAGGTTTCAAATGCCAAATCTATCTAAAATGAAAATCCGCGTCTTTGAAGCCTTTGCTGGCTACGGCTCTCAATCAATCGCCCTTGAGCTGCTTGCCCAAGCGTTCCCCGATTTCCAGTTTGACACTGTCGGAATATCGGAGATTGACAAGAACGCTATCAAGGCATATCGTACACTTCATGGGAAAGCCATTCCCAACCACGGTGACATAACCAAGATAGACTGGACGCAGACCGCCGATTTTGACCTGCTTACATATTCGTTCCCTTGCCAAGACATTCCTTCGGCAGGCAAACAACGTGGTTTCACCGAGGGTAGCGGTACACGCTCTTCCTGCTTGTGGGCCTGCGCCGATGCTATTGAAACGAAGCATCCACGATTCCTGCTTATGGAGAATGTCAAGGCACTCGCCACGCAAAAGAAATTCAGCGATGACTTCCGTAGGTGGCGCGAATGGCTAATCAAACACGGCTACACCAATTACTATGCCGTCCTCAATGCAAAGGACTACGGCGTACCGCAGAACCGTGAGCGCGTGTTCATGGTGTCGTTTCTCGGTGAGCATACTCCGTACTATTTCCCGGCTCCCTTTGAACTGACGCACCGACTGAAGCACGTCCTTGAAGATGAGGTTGACGAGAAATACTGGTTACAGCAGGAGCAGATTCGAGCCTTGATTAAACACAACGAGCGCAAGCAGTCCGAGGGTTGCGGATTCAAGACGAACTTTCAGACTGGCGAGGGCATAAGCGGTGCTATCAAGACCAAAGAAGGGAGCCGCGAATATGATACCTACATTAAAGTGCCGACCTACGGCAACAGCCGCCTCAACGCCATGATTGCCGATGGCAAGATTGACCCGGAGCAGACGTTGTGGATTGACTGCTACAACCAACGTGTTGACCCCGACATCGCAGGCACGATACTGGCTCGAGTAAATGCTACCGGGCATTACCTCGTATCAGACCCTCGCGGCTGCGCTATGCGCGGCCGCCCCGATGCATCGGGGCGAAATTCTCAGCAGATCGAACTTGGTTCGGATGTTGCCAACGCTCTTACGTCCGTCCAAAAGGATAGCATGGTAGCCGAGGCGCGTGTCATACAGGTCGGCAACCTCATAGAAGATTCCGCTTACAAGAACCCACATCGTGGGCGCGTCTATTCCGTTGAGGGCATCGCGCCCTGCCTCAACTGCAACGAGGGAGGTCAGCGTGAAGTCAAGATTATTCAGCGCGGTCACGGCTATGCCAAAGGCGGTGTATTCGATATTTGCCCGGCTCTCACAACCTCAAAGTGGCAGGACAATCACTTTGCCCTCATTGAATACTGGATACGCAAACTTACTCCGCGCGAGTGCTTCCGTTTGATGGACGTACCCGAACACTATATCGACCGACTGCTGTCCGCAGGTATATCCAATTCGCAGCTCTATAAACTTGCAGGCAATTCTATCGTGGTCGCCTGCCTCTTCCACATCTTCCGAAAGATGTTCTGCGAAACAGCGAGGGAAAGTTGCTCCCCGATTTCCCATAGCCGTGAAACCCCGGCGCAGTTGTCGCTTTTCTAAACTTAAAACACCATAACGACTAAATACCAATATCTTTGCTCCATGATTAAACTGTTGGAACATAATCGCCGACCCGACATCTCTTTCAGCCGTAAGAGAGGAACTATCCGCATTACGGCAAGGGTGGCACGTGTCCTCGGCCTGCGTCCCGGTGATGCAATCAACATAGCCGTCAGTAACGGCGAGTATTACCTGCACGCCGTTCATATTACAAACGGCATCGGACGGTTTGAGGCGCAGTGCTGGCCCACCAAGAAAGGGAGCGGTAACTACTGCGCCAGTTGCGTGCGCCTATGCCGTTCCCTGCTTGATTCGGTAGGTGTCAAGGCTGACAAAGCCGCCTACATGGTCGGCCAGGCATTCGAGCGCGACAGCATTACTTATGTTCCAATCATAACTCTGCATCCGCTATTATGAACAAAGATGTAAAATACAATGGCTACACTGCCTCTCCGTCTGACTACGAATGTCAGGACGGAGAGATGTCGTTGTCACTAAATCTCATTGCCGAAGACAACCAAATTAAAACACTTGGTCAGCCTGACATTATTCTCACTTTGCAAGAGGGGGAGCGTGTGTTGTTTGTCCATAGTGTGCCTAATCAGAAGAATTACATTTTGGCACGAGCCGGTTCGGGTTCATCTTTTGGGGTCTATTGGCTAAAGAAAGACCCCACCATAACAGATACGACAACGGCGCAATACATTACCACATTCGACTGCATATTGGATATTACTGCCGTAGGCAATACTCTTGTGTTTGCGTTGGAAGAGGGCCTGAAATATCTGCTATGGAAAGATGATAATTATATGCAGCTTAAAAATCGACCGCCGTTTATCTCAATTGATTTTGGGCTGTATAAGGTTGGCACTCTTGACAACAGCGAGGAGTTTACCATACCGGCACGTTGCGGCGCAACGTGGAGCAGTCAACGTGGGCAGGCTGAGAAAGCGGAGTTGGCCGAAATGACACAAATGGCTTATGGCTTACTCAATCAGGCTATCGTTGAAAAGATAACCTCTCAGGGTTATTTCTATCAGCCTTTCTTCGTCAGATATGCATATAGGATGTACGATGGAACGTATAGTTGGCACTCCGTGCCGATACTCATGTTGCCTACGATTTTACCTCCATTCATAAAGTATAGTGATGACGGCACGCAGCCTGCGGCAGGTGGCACGCTCAATGCGACATTCACATTGGATGTGCCATATTTCGGGTTAGCCTATCGCATATTGAATGACGGCGAAGATGAATTATCCAATTGGTCTGACCTTGTGGCTGGCATTGATATATTTGTTTCCGCGCCGATCTATACGTACGACCAATCTAAAGATTTGCCGTGGCGACCGGTAGTCACAACACGAACTATCCTTTCAGAGGTTAGCCCGGACAAGGAAATGTCAACATCGGGCAGACCCACCGAGGTTGTCGCCGCTGAGGTGTTTGTCGGCCATTATGCGGATAGCCTTACCGGCTCTTATGTTGACCACACAATGAAAACCGGCGACTCCCATAGCATTCTTAACATCAAACCGCATGAGAATATGCACCGTAACATTCGGAGTGCGCATGATTTCTACAAACTTGCGGAGATTGATATCAAGAATATAACGGTAATGTCGGCAATGGCACATCTGAAAATAACCGAATCGGATTTGTCATCATTGGTTACTCGCCAAACACTTGACGATGATTATCAGTCTCACTGCAATCTTGTAGCCTCATCGCTCTATACGTTTAACTCTCGCCTTAATCTTGCCGGGGTTAAGATTGCACCTGCCGAGCCGTTTCCGATACGCTCATGTATGCAGTTCGGTAACCCCAAAGGACAGACAACAACGAGAGCTCGCATTACGGTTTGGACTCGTCTCAACGGCGTAAGATGTTATTCCGCCCATACCGGAGAGGCTGAGGCCGATATTTGGCACAACCCTGCCTCCAACTTCCCACGCTATCTATTTTACCCCGATGCGTCAGCCTATAAAATGGAAATATTTGTGTCTGAAAGCCAAAAGTATATTATAAATCTGACCCCTCATGATTTTCTAAATGGGGCATACTACTATATGGGCAAGTCGGGAATGAGCAAAGTGACTACACCGACCAACGCAGAGCCGGAAACAGCCGAGTGTGCTACCTCGGTAAGTGTTGGCTCTAAAATATACACTTCGGAAATCAACAATCCGTTTACATTCCCCGTGCTTGGCATTAATACTGTCGGGTCAGGAGAAGTGTTAGGTATTTGTTCTGCTGCGAAAGCACTCTCACAAGGTCAGTTCGGTCAGTTCCCTCTATATGCTTTCACGTCTGAGGGCGTATGGGCGTTGGAAACAACACCGACCGGCACATACTCCGCTAAACAGCCTATCACGCGCGATGTGTGTATCAATGCGGCAAGCATTACACAGATTGATTCAGCCGTGCTGTTCGCCACGGATAGAGGCATTATGCTAATATCGGGTTCGCAGACGCAATGTATTTCCGATGTCATAAATACTGACTACCCCTTTGACGTGCTGACCTTGCCCGGCATGGAGAAACTACACTCAATGCTCGGTCACGATGATAAAACCTGCTTCCCGATTGCTCCGTTCTCTTCGTTCCTGAAAACGTGTGGAATGATATACGACTACGTTCATCAGCATATCATCGTGTTTTCTCCCAAACACACTTATGCTTATGTGTACTCTCTCAAATCACAGCAGTGGGGTATGCTCTTCTCAAAGATAGAAAGTGTTGTCAACTCCTACCCGGAGGCTCTTGCTATTGACAAGGATTGTAACCTTGTTGATTTCACAAAAGACGGCAAGGAAGAGATAAGCGGCCTCCTTGTCACACGTCCGCTCAAACTGGAAACGCCGGATGTCCTAAAGACTATGGACACGGTTATTCAGCGTGGCCACTTCCGGAAGGGGCATGTGCAGTCCGTTCTCTACGGCTCGCGCGACCTCTTTAATTGGCAGAGGGTATGGTCGAGCAAAGACCACTACCTCCGTGGCTTCCGTGGCACCCCTTACAAGTATTTCCGAATTGCTTGCGTGACTTCGCTCGCCGATGATGAGAGTATATTCGGAGCATCCCTGCAATTCAATCCGCGTCAGACCAATCAACCGAGATAACTCATGTACTAATTTAATATCTATTGTAAGACGAGAAAGGCCGCCATGCGTGATGCACAGCGGTCTTTCGCTTTGATATGGCAACATTAAAAAGGGTGCATACGTCTGCGTGCCTTTGCTATCCTGTTGTGCAGGTTTATCCGTATCTCGCTCTCTGCGTCCTCGGCTTTGGCTTCCCATACCTGCGCCTTTGCGGTGTTGGTGATAGTCAGCCAGTCAGCCACAGCCTTGCAGACAAGGTATTCGTGGATGAGGTTCTCAAGCAGGTAGAGCGTGGTCTGCGAGAAGTCGAGCGGTACGCTCAACACTATCCCATAGACTGGCGGCTCACGCAGGTTGTCGTTGAGTTCCGTGCGGTGCAGCTCGTTCTTGGTGTAGGGGTATAGGAGTTCCCTGCACTTGCACACGGTCAGATTCAGCACTCGCGTCACACGGTCCACGTTTCCGTCCTCGCCTACATCCTGCACCATGTGGCGGTTGTGGTTGCTTTCCGTGTCCATGACGCTACCCTCTATAAAGGCATAGTTCTTTATGTCATACAGCAGTTGGTCGCGCTTGAACCCTAACACGGCGTTGAGCCTGCCGTCCTTTTCTTCCAAAAAGCAACTCATGGGATACTGGGATTAGTCGGTGGGACGTGCCGGGCGGCTACGCTTGCTCACGGTCTGACGGATTAACTCCATGTTCTTGTTGGCAAGGGCGTAGTATTGCTCCGCGTCAGCCTTGTTGGTTACCATGTACCAGTCGGCGATGGCTGTGTTGGCGAGGTATGCATGGACGGCTTCGCCTACGCCGGTGGTCGCGGCTTCGTTGAAGTTGCTCGGCATGGTGAGGTTCAGCACAAGGTCTTTACTGCCGTCATAGTGGCTGTTGTCGGTCGTTGTGCCATTCTCGTTGAGATACTCGCCCAGTTCGGTCTGAACCTCCGCAAAGGCTCTCTTGATTGAGCGCAGAATCTTCTCGCGGTTTTCCTCGTCCTCCGAGGCGAACATACTTGCAACCTCTTTGTGGTTGTCCTTGTTCTGAATGGTACGTCCGCGCAGGAACGTTTCATTCATGATGTCATAGAGCAGCCACGAGATTTTGATTGTGGCTGTGACATTCTTCTTTGTGCCTAAAGTGGGGTTTGGCATAGTTCGTAGTTATTAAATGTTGATTAGTCGGTGGGGCGTGTCGGCTTTCGGCGGCTGTAGAGTAACCTCTCGGCGGTTTCCATCATGTCGGCCGCCTGCACAAAGTAGTCCTTTGCCTCGCCTTTGTTTGCAAATTTGAACCATTGCCCGATGATCGAGGCAATGAAGAAACTGCGCAGGGTTGACTGGACGCTTGCGGTCAACACCTTGTCAAACGACTTGCTGACCTCAATGACGGCTTCGTAACCGGTCCTGCCTAATGTTACTGGGGGCTGAACTGGGGGCAATGCGTTGGCGTTCTCGGACTGCGTGGATATGCCCGGCTCCGGGAGTGGGTCAACAATGGCAGCGCTGATGAGTTTTGTCCTGCCCGACACCAGCATTTCCTTTAGGTTCTCGTTGGTGGCGGATACGGACTCTTCCCAAAACCTGCTCAATTCCGCGAGGTCATCATCGGCCGCAAGGATGCGGTCGCGTGCGCCCTCATCGCCGTCTATCAGTTTAGACCCTGTGTAGTCGGTCGCCTTGGCTACCTCTTCGTACACATCGTCTTGAAATATTTGTATGGTGATTGTTTCCATTATAAATCAATGATTGAATAGGTCAGACTGATTCCGAGGAACGGCTCAAAGCCGTGGGGCGTATAGCCGAAGCCGACTGTCGGCCCTATGTGCCACCGCTTGGGAGGCTTCTTTATAGTCACTATCTCGCGCCGGGGATATACGAACAGGCTGTCAAGGCTCGGATAAACACCGCTGACGTATGCCTTGTAGTCCTCTCCCTCATAGACGTTCTGCGTGATTGGCAGCTGTAATGTCAAGCTGTCGGGTGCTGTCGCCTCAACGTCTGCGCTTGTCAGTTCGGCGGTGTCCGCTCTGATGTCGGGCAGGTTCTCTAACCGCCTTGCGCTTTCGGAGCATTGCGGAGAAAGAATCCCTCGGTCGATGTATGAAGTGGGGATTGTAACCTTTTTAGAGCCTACCTGCTGTGAGTGGACAGGCGCAGGCCCGATGTAGGGAATGGTGTCATATACCGTGATGGTGTCGGTTTCGATTGCTTCTCGGCCTGGGATATTGTCGCCGGGCGGTGACTGGCACTTGTGGAGATACGCGCCTGCCACAAGACTGGCGACTACAACCAAGAGTATCTTCAGAAAATTCTTCATGCTTTCTTTATTTTTTTGATGTAGTTGATGATTCCGTTGGCGTGGAGTTCCACGATTGCCTTTGTTCCCTCTTCCGAGAGCAGGAAGTCGCAGTCTGCCTTGTTGTCTTGGAAGAGCGACTCGGTCAGCACAGCCGGGCATTTGGTGTGGACGAGGATGTAGAACCGCGCCTCATAGTCGGGGTCGCCGTCACTCCAGTCTGCCCTCATGGGCTTCTGCCTGCTGTCGTATGCGCCCTGCACCTGCAAGAATGGGAAGCGGTCTTTGTAGTCTTTCAGACCCTCGTCAGCGGCTTTCCAAATCTCGGTGGCGAGGTCGTCAGCCTTAGTTTTGCCGGGCGAGGTATAGACACACCAACCGCCTGCACTCTTCCACTTGCCGTCCGCTCCTGCGGCGTTGCAGTGGATGGAAACGAGCAGAACATTCTCCTTGCCGTATTTGTCGCAGTAGGCGTTGGCTCTGCGGCACCTTTCGGGCAGGCTGATGTCTTTATCCTCCTCAACGAGCAGGTGCGCCTCTATCGGTGTTTTGGCATTGACCATGCGACTGTTCAATGTCTTTACCAATCGGCGTGCTATCTCGCGGCTCTTGAGATACTCTTTGAGTTTTCTGTCGGGGCTACACTTGCCGGGGGTGTCGCTCCCGTGTCCGTTGTCAATAAGAACTATCATGCTTCAGTCAGTTGTGTGTGGTTGTTGGTAAGTCCGAGAACTGGGAGATTATTCTCATCGCGTCTTTCTTATCGACCGCTTCTATGATGTCGTTGATGATTTCGGGCAACTCCTTCATGTGGCTCTTGCGCCGTTTGGCGTGTTCAAACATTGACTTGATCTCAATCACAATCAGACCTACGCCGAACAGCAGGGCCGCGAATGGGAGAAAGTAGAATGTGAACAGCACGCCCAGACAATCTACAAGGAAGCCTATCAGCAGGAATCGCCAATACTCGCTCATCTTCGCTATCGTTACGCGCAGCTTATGGGAGTGGACGCGCTGATTGGTTTTCTTCGCCGTGTAAACTCCGTCCCATAAGTCGAGCATAATGGCGATGATTACCAGTAGGCTCACGGCGAGGAACACGCCGAGGAAGAGGAATATTTTGTCAAGTGATAAGATTGATTCCATTGTCGGGATTGGTTAGAGAAGATACGAAACGAATGCGCCTGCGCTTCCGATGACTGCGCCTGCCGTGTCGGCCGCGAGGTCTTTCCAGCAGAAGTGATTGCCTGCCTGCTTGCGGTCGCGTGCCTCTTTCCATACGCCGATGGCGAGTGTCACGAAGAGGGCGGCTCCGTAGGCGGTGGCGGCGCGTGCGCCGGGGTTGTCGGGCATGAGGTTGTAAATCGCGTTGGCAATAAAGGTCGATGCGAGTATTGCCAAAATGAGGCTCACAATGAAGTGAAGCACTTTGTCGGTTGGTACTTTTTTCATGATGAATCTATTTTTGGTTCGGCGCAAAGTTACCCATATACTATTCCTGCCACGCTTTAACTTTTGTGACGCGACAAGAACGGCGCAAGATTGCTCCTGCGCCGTGCCTGCTTTTAACGATATGAGAGTATCAGAATCAGTGATGCGTATAGGTTGTATAGTAGTCCGGCTTCAAGCCAAAAGACAAAGTGCCTGCGGTCTATCGCCAGTCCGATGAGCGTTGCCGTGATTGCTATGTATGGCACTCCGCTTGTCAGTATGAGCCATGCCAGAGCCGACAGCCCCAGTATTATGGCGGCTCCGCTGTGGACGTGGTTAGTCATTCCTTCACGGAATGCCGGTGCCGATGCTACAAACAAGATTGAGGCGACAATGAAGAATGCCACGAACTGATAATTGTCGGGTGTGACATTGAGCAGAGGCACAAGGGCGAGTGTTCCGGCGGTCGCCGTGCAGGCCGGAAACAGCCACTTTCTTTCTGTCTTGTAGTAGATGGCACTGATTGAAGCCGGAATACCGATGGCGTTGATGTAGGCCGTTAGGTAGAGTGTCATGACTATGCACGACACGGAGACTGCGATTAGTTCTGGTAACATGATGTGATAATGATTTGGCGGTTATTTTACTGTCTTGAAAGCGGCCATGTCGCCAAGCTCGTTGATTGCTGTCCACTCGGCCTTGCTGACGGCGGCCCCATAGGCGGTGGCCGTGCGTGCGCCGGGGTTGTTGGGCATTAGGTTATAAATCGCGTTAGCAATGACGATCGATACGAGAATTGCTAAAATGAGGGCCAAAATAAAGTGAAGCACTTTGTCAGTTGGTATCTTCATAATGTTGTGAATTTGATTATTTGATGCAAAGGTAATCTGTACTCTCCTTTGTCCCTCTTTATCTTTTGAGCCACGCCGGAGTCTACCTTCCCATTGTCAAACGCCTTCGTTAAGGACCATTTGATAGGCAGCAATAGTTTGGCGATGTTCTGTTTCAGAGTTGAACTCATACGAAACCACCAGAGCATCCGCAATGTCTTTGAGTTTCAATATTACTTCTTTCATATCTTCTTCGTTTATTTAAGTTGTTATTTTGGATATTCAAAGTTAGCGATAATTATTTGATTTACAAAGTGTTAATCAATTTATTCTCAGTCATTTATGCAGATTTTTTCGTTATCTTTTATGCAATTTATTGATGATTGAAAAAGTGGACCATTGATACTGTGAATTATTCAGTAAGTTTTACTACCTCTACATCACAATTACAGAATTGAACTACATTGCAACACATTGAATTTCGTTGAATTTCGTTGAATTTAGATGCGTTTTCTGAAAAAATTAAGCAGTTTATTATTTAGAATACATAAAATATTATTACCTTTGCATACTTGATACCGTTTATGATATAATAATTTATGGAATTATCCGTTTATTCAAAAAAACTACTATGGCAACAAAATTAAAAAATGATAATACTGTTGACCCAATCGTAAACGAAACTGAATTACCATTGAGTGAGCAATTCGCACAATTTATGGGAGAAAGTGATAAGGTGGAGACATCGTGTCCAATCTCTTTGAGACCTTTTGAGATTTTTTCTCTGTATGACCATTCTAAATATGAGACCCATACATATTCAAATGTTCAACAAATTTCATTAGTACAATAATGCCGAGTTGGAGTGATATTTTTGATCAAGTGAACAATAACCAAGAACCGCTGGTCAAATTGACAGAATTACGTCGGAATTATTTAAAATGTATTTCTTCGATAACGGGTAGGAATCTAATAACATATTATTCAGGATGGCTTAAATACCCTGGAGCACCAAATGTTGAAATCAATGATAATGACAAAAATGCCATCATGAATGCGATTCACAAAATGGATCGCAAAAAAGGGCTTGACTTAATTCTGCACACTCCTGGAGGTGATATTGCTGCTACAGAAAGTATCGTTACTTATTTGAAGAAAATGTTCAATAATGACATTAGAGCAATCGTACCTCAGATTTCGATGTCCGCAGGAACGATGATAGCTATGTCTTGTAAAGAAATAATTATGGGACATCAATCTTCATTAGGTCCTATTGATCCTCAAATGGGAGGCGTAGCTTGTCAGGCTGTAATAGATGAATTTAGAAGAGCAGTAACTGAAGTTAGTATAAATCCTGCTTCATTAGGTTTATGGCAAACAATAATTGGCAAACTAAATCCCACGTTCTTAACAGCATGTGAAGATGCTTTGAAATGGTCTGAAACATTGGCAACAAAATGGATTCAAGAAGTTAATCAATCAGTTAATATAGCGGATATCAAAGATACGTTTCTTGACCATAATAACAGTTATTCTCACTCACGTCACATATCAAAAGATGATTGTAGAAAGGCCGGATTGAATATTACTGATTTAGAAAATGACCAAGATTTGCAAGAGAATGTATTGAGCCTGCACCATTGCTATATGATACTAATTGATATGATAAATGTTTCAAAGATTGTAGAAAATCAAGACGGAAAGTGTTATCTGCAGAGGGCTGTATTGACTAAATAACAAACATAACTACATTTACACATCGCTTAAACTTTTTTATGAGGTCAGGTATGGAATAGATGATGTATCCGATAAGTACTTTTTAGATATACATTCAATTGCTCTACTTTTACATTCTTCAACATCTATTCCAAGAGACGCATAGAATGATGAGTTGCCGGAGTAACACTCGTGTGCAATCTGGATTATCCGTAACTCATCTTTACTAAATCCACGAAATCTTGAAAATATCTTAAATGCAGACACGTAGTCGCCTTGCTTAAATAACATTATCGCTTTTTCTGTTTTCGTAACCATATCTAAACACCTATGATGTTCTTTATTTCTATATAAAGATAACAATTTTATTTGGATTGACAGTGCGATATTTCGTTAAATGTCAAATAGTTAAGTACTATTTATCAAAAACATTAGAACACTACTAAAGGAATACGGCATATTACTATTAAATGTTTTTAACAATCAACATAGAAATATTTGGACTAAATTTGCGTTACTAAATTTGCGTTATCAATTTACCAATTGAAACGTATTATGGAATCTAATATAAACTTACAAGATGATTTTAAGTATTTCATTGAACACCACGATGAAATATTCAGCCAGTATCCTAACAAATTTGTAGTCATACAGAATAAACAAATTATACTTGCTGAAATATCAATTGAAAAAGCATTGGAGTCTGCTGTATCTAAAGGCTTAGAGGTCGGTACATTTATCATACAAGAATGTACTGAGGGGGATAGCGCATATACTCAAACATTTCATTCACGTGTAATCTTTGCATAATGGAGATAAATGCACTTACTCATTCAGCAGTTGCAATTGAGAATGTCATAAAGACACCAATTAAGGTTACAAATACGTTCACTAATAAAGAGATTAATTCTCTTGCTATATGGGATACAGGAGCTACACACTCTGTTATTACAAAAAGTGCAGCTTTGGCTTTAGGACTAGTACCTTTGTCTATGACATAAGTTTGTGGTGTTCACGGGAAGAAGACGGTTAATGTGTATTTAGTGAAGATTACACTTAATAACGAGAATATATCAATTACTACGCAAGTAACCGAATGTGAGGAGTTGTCATCAAAGAATGATACTGCTATGCTAATAGGTATGAATATCATCGATTTAGGGGATTTTCATATTTCAAACTACAACGGTCAGACAGTGATGACATTTCGTGTGCCATCTTTGGAACGTACAGATTATGTGCAGGAAATTGCAGAACACAATAGATGCTTGAAAATTCATCAAATTAACGAGAGAAAAAGGATGCCTGATAAATGCGGGTGTGGAAGTGGGAAGCAATACAAGAACTGCCACGGAAATTCACCGTATTCAAAATAGCATAAGATACAAAATAAGCGGGGCTATCAACCTCGCTTATCTTTTAATCTAACAGTCAATCTACTATCTACTATCTTGCAACGTGTGCAACCTCATTACTAACAGCCTGATTGATGAAATCATTTATAGTTGTACCAACGGCAAATGCTGCTGCTGCAACTTGGCTGTGTAGTTCCGAAGACATTCTGAGCACCAACTTACCGCTATATGGCTTTGCAGGAGCAACACCACGCGCATTGCAACTTGCAAGATAGGTATCTACTGCGCAATGAAAATCATCTGTGATTTCATCAATCGTTGTACCCTCATAAGAAATAAGCGTTCCATGCAAGCCTTGAACTTTGCCAAACAAGCATTTGTCTGCATCGCTGTATTCAACAGAACCGGTATATCCTTTATATCTTAACTGTCCCATAATTATATAAGTTTTAATTCTTTCAACGTATCAATCAGCTGCTTAACTTGGTATAACTTCAATTCTCCATTCGGGTGTGGTTTGTGAAGCAATATCGTGTTGTTTCCATTTACGAACTCAACTCGTGAGCCTGAAATCTTGCCTTTGTTTCTTTCTTCAAAACCGAAGTATTCAAGTAACACCTTGGCTTCGTCATAATGGAAGTCTTTCGGTTTACCAAGCAATCGTGCTATCAGTTTCTCTTTCTTACTCATTGGTAATGCTTGTTATTTGATGATGCAAAGATACTAAATATAGTACTAATAACAAAACATTTTCTCAAGTTTTTCTGCGAGGTACAATCATTATCGTTGATGTAATATAAAAAGGAAAGCGCATCGATTCACATCGACACGCCTGACAATCAATTTTTCACATTTTCAAATATGCAAAATAGGGAATACTCTGATCAAGCCGAAATTACGGCGTGGCTGTCCGTGCGCGTCTGCCAAAAAACCTGCGGTGGCGTGGCGCGGTTGCCCATCAACCCGCGCGCCTTTGCTCCGGCGTAAAACTCGGCGGCAAGGCGGCGGCTCCCATGCCCTGCGTTATTGCTTGTGTATACGGCAAATCCTCGTGCGTCATGCCAGCGCCCATCCGCTCCTGCTGCGTTGTTGTGAATGCTTACAAGCAGCACGTTTTGCTTGCCGACTTTATGGCATATGTCATTAACACGCTTCACGCGCTCACGCAAAGGGATGTCCTCCTGTTCGGGCGTGAGCAAGTGCGCATCAATGCCTCTGCGACTTAATTCTCCGACAATTCGCTGAGCCACCTCCCTTGTCCACGCGTACTCGCGCAGTCGTCCGTCGGGGCTACGCTTGCCTGGCGTCTCCCTTCCATGCCCATTGTCAATCAGTACTATCATTGTCGTCTGCATTTGGTCGGTGTGTCTTGCTCGCTCCTATTCCCGACAAGTCGATGTCGAAGTGTCGCGCGGTTTTGTCTACGAGTATCTTTTGCGCCACTTTTGCCCAACGGGCGCCGTTGCAGCTGCTCTCGTTTTCGAGGATGCTCCAAATCTGCCAAAAGCATATTGCGCCGGCGGCCACCTTGGTCAGGTCGATAGGTATGCCGTCGGTGATATGACGGCTGATCAGATACGCCATGATAATAAGCGCGTAGCTCTTGATGAGCGTCAGCAGTACATGCCCGAAGTGGTGCGACTGAAACTTGTGACCGTCCTTGGTCACCTTATCCGGATGCGCTTTGGCGACTCTGCGACTTAGGCTCCACGCCGTGTAACAATCGGCAAAAATTACCAATGTGCATATCAGCAGGTATGGCAGCGTTGGTTCGAGGATGGCGAGTGCCGCGCCTATCCCGGCAAATGCCCAACGGAGGATTTGTGTAATAGTCATTGCAGCCTCCTTTCTTACGCACTTACGGCGGCCTGCGCATTTACGCAGAACGCCTCTATCGCCTTCAAGATAACATCGCGCCCCTCAGCTACATCATAACGTATGGTCAGTGTCTCCGGACGATAACGTGACCAACGCGCCAACGTTGCGTTACCGTTTCGCACTTCGCCCTCGGCCAATGTCATGATGCTCGCACCCTCGATATTGGCCACCGCACTGATGGCATATACGGCTGTCGTGTCCTCACTGTTGTCTATGCGCACGCTGCGGCGCAATGTCTCTCCTAATTTTACCTTGCTCATAATTTCTATTTTTATTGTTGTTTTACTTGTAGTTTACTTGTAGTTTACTTGCGGTTTACTTGCGGTTTACTTGCAGTTTGCTTGCAGTCTATTTAAGTTAAGCGCCAAAAACTAAAATAAGGCTTGCGTTATTTTAGTTTCCGTCAGCTTCGGCGGCGATTTCGGCGCGTGCTTGCGCCTTGCATTGCTCCGCAAAGGCGTAATACTCGGCATATTCTTCGGGCTTGGTGTCGCGCTGACGCAGTATGCCCAATTCGTCCGCAACGGAGTAACGTTCTCGGATAAGGCGCTCGACCGCAGCCTTGTAAGCAGCTTCGTCCATGGTCACGGGCAATTCGTCTACTTCCTCGTATTCTTCGGGGGCGTATGTCATCGCGGCTATGGCCTTGGCGGTGAGGTCGTCCGAACGGCGGCGTACATACTTGCCGCTGTCGCTCGTTATTCTATGGTTGTTGTATTCTATCATAATTTATTATGCGCTTACAAATGTTACATATTTCGTCTCGGCTAATGTCAGTATATCGTCGGGCAATGCCGCAAACACGTCTGCATGCAGCGTCACGCTTATAGGTTTGGCGGCTGTGGCTCGGCTCTTCTCCACGAGGTAGCGCAGGCAATCTACATTTATTGATGAAGCCTTAGCGAATGTCTTAGTCAACGATACGGACAGACCGTCTATCCATAAATACTGCAACTTGCTGCCGAATGGAGAATACAAACTATTGAAAGCTACGTCGCCCAGACTCTGCGGCTGAACAGCTCCAATAACTTCCTGTAGGTTATCGGCATTGTAGAAACTTAACATTCCGTAAACGGCCGCCGAACTAGTAGGTCGTTGTCCGCGCAGACCTGCTGCAACGCGGATTACCTGTACATCATTCGATTGGAAGACAAAGGGAGTGTTGATACCTTGCCCATCTTGACCACCGCCTGCTGCGTAGTTATAACAACATAACATATTAGTGCGAATGATATCACCATCAGAAATTTTGCGCGGATAAGGTCCGTAAGTTCGCACGTCATATATCTGACGCGCTTCGGCGTAACTTATGCCTGTAATGCCGTTGATAAAGAAGCCCGGTGTTTCATGCCATTCTGGATAATAGCCACCGTAGTCCAGTTGATATTGGGGGTTGTTCTTATCGTAGCAATTGCCGAGGCTGTCTATATTGAAAAATCCAGCTTTACCACCACCACGCATCGGCCGATATATCGCATCGCGCCACATCTTAACAAACAGCGCCTTGCCTGCATCCGTTACGCATACGAGGTCTGCGCCGTATTTGTCGTTGCCCTTGCCATAGTAAGCACTGATATATGCCTCGGTGTCGTATTTGTAGGTGTCTGCACCCCATCGCCATGTGCGGTCAGTCCTCGCGGTGGTCGGCTTGTTGTTGGTGGTGATGTTGTACTCCTCATCGTCATAAAAACGCTCGGCGTAAGTCTTGGCCGCATCGTCAACAGCCACAAAATGCTTTTTGTCGCGGATGTAGAATATATCATACGAGCTGCCATCCGAGCGTGTCTTTGGCGAAACAGCCTGCGCTACGGCAGTGTAATCCGTAGGCAGACTTTGGCGGATGCCGTGGAATACAAAATCTATACGACCGTCTATGCGCACGTTGTTGATATTGTCGGCGTAGAAGCCCACACCGCTTGCGACCACGAGAGACCCGCTATCCACGGACACACTGCCACCGTCGAATGTAGTGTCTCCGCTCAGCGTTGTATCGGAGAGAGTGGCCGTGTGATTGACCGTGAGGTCGCCTGCATTGATGTTGCCATTAGCGGTAATGCCATTGTCGACGTTTAGCGTGCCGACCAGCAGGTCACCACTTATTTCACCCGAAGCTGCCGTCAAGGACGTGCCAGCCGTAAGCCCTCCTTGGCTCACGATGCCATCCGCCTCTATGCCTTTGCTCACCGTAAGCGACCCCTCGGTGCTGATATTGCCGTTGATGTCAATCTTAACCTCGTCAGCCTGGCAGAACGTGGCGCTGTCGCCGTGGACGACAATCCCGGAGACCTTTCCGGTGGTGCTGATATTGCCGTCAACGTCAATCTGGACTTCGTCAGCTTCACCGAACTTGGCAAGATTGCCACGCACACCATAGCCTTGTATATCGCCGGTGGGGCAGGTAATATTACCTTTGTCAACAGTCAGTCCGTTCTGCACTGTCAGGCTGTTGCCAACCTCCAAATAGCCGGTAACCTCGACATCGCCTTGTAAAGTCGCATCGTAACACTCCAAATTTCTTATCGCCAAGTCCTTGCCTGTAACATCGCCGAGCTTGACCATTTTTCCGGCAGCCTTGTCATACTGCCACAGGTCGTTGCCGCTGCGGAAGATGCGGTCGGTGCGCGGCGTGGCGGTCTGTGTGCTTCCGCTCAGCGTACAGTAATCGGTGTACTCGTCGCAGACGCTGAGAGGATAATAATTGTAGTTTTCTATCGCATCGTCTTGCGCTGCTTCGTCATAGCCGAGTGCCGCAAAAAACGCCTTGGCTGTCTGCGACCACCATATCGTGTAATTATGCGCGGTCGGATACCCGGTTGTCGGCTCAGCCAGCGGCGCGGCCATGCGCACGCGACACGGCAATATGCCTGTGTCGTCGCGCAGCTTGGTCAGTGCTATCTCGTGCAGCTGATTGTCTGAGCCAAACTTGTACAACTTGCCATCCGCGATGTTGTAATACGCCTTATCTGCCCACGGCTCCTGATTTCGGTCTTGCCATAGATAGTCATCATCCCATATTGGATAATACGAGCCGTCCTGCTTGATTAAAAAGTTGCCGTCAGCGGTCGAAAAATGCACGGTCGCCGCTCCCTGCTGCACTTTGCCCTTGGGGTCGCGCACTATCGGCGCAGCCGTCGAAGTATCGTCCGTCACGTCCCCGACAAATCCATCAAAGGCCACGATACCGCTGATGCCAAGTGTATTGTGCTGCTCTTGCTTAGCACTCGCCAGACTATCACTGAGAGTTTTGCGTATCGCCGCATGGTCGGCTGCATCAGCCGTCTCATGTGCCGCCAGCGCATCCGACACAGCCTTGCGTGCCGATGCCTCGTCTGCAAAAGCCTTGTCATTAGCCGCTGCATGCGCCGCCAGCGCATCCATAGCCTCCTTGCGTATCGCCGCATGGTCTGTGGTATTTTCTGTCTTCAGCGTGTTTATGGCTGTCACCGCTCCGGCTGCTGTCTCGGCCGCCGCCGCGGCACTCTTGGCCGCCGCCGACGCCGTTGTATTGGCGGTCTCTGCCTCACTCTTGGCGGCATTGGCCTTGTCGTTGGCGCTCTGCGCCGCGTTCTTGGCTTCGTTAGCAGTCGTATTGGCTTCGTTAGCAGTCGAAACGGCTGCCGCTGCCTGCTCTTTGGCTATAGCGACTTCTGCAGCTGCAGTATCCGCAGTGGCTTTGACGGCTGCAATCTCCTTTGATGCATTTTGCACGTGTGTGTCAAAGTCCGCCCTTAGTGTCTCCTGAGCTTTGTCGATGGCGTCTATGCTGCCGGAATATTCCGCCACTTCCTTCCTTAAGTCATCTATGTCGTTGATGTCTAATGTGGGACCGCCTGTCTTACCGCTATCTGTCCATACGCCGTTTTTGGCTATGTATATCGGTCCGGGTAGCCCGGATTCGCTCACAAATGCATAGTCACCGTCTGCCGGCGCAGGATATGCATCGTTCAAATCTGTTAAGCTCAAAAAATAGCCCTTGCACGCACCCTTGATGTTGGGCGCATGCAGCCATCCTTCAACTTTCAGGTTGTGCCCTATGGTGGCACATCCACGCACTACGGCGTTGCCCCCGGCTGACACATTGCGCCCTACCGCAACATCACCGTCTATCTGTTTTGTTGGAATTGAACTCATTATTGAATGATTGATTTTGCTAAATCGGTCATGGCCGACGCTTTGTCAGCTTCGCCGTAGGTGGTTAATACTAATGCAGCCACGGTGTATACAACTGCCGTGTAGCATTTCTCGCTGATGTCGATGCCGTCATCCTTGTCTATGTGCGGATATGGCACATATCCGGCTCGCACTATCATGGCTGTATTGTCTTTACAGGCATAGAACTCAAGAGCCTTACCCTCCGCCCTGTTGACAATGGCACATACGGGCTTCTGCACGTTTCCGCGTATGCCTTTATATCGCGACGACTGTTTTGCATACAGCGGATCATCAACCGAAATGGCCTCATACACGGTGCGCTCCCAGTCACTCATACGAAAGGCTATAAGACGCATGAAGTCGTCGGGCAGCAATACCCAGCCACTTCCGTCTCCATTCCAATATATATCGCTCGAAAAGTCGTGGCCCTCTTCCAAAAATTGAACAGGAGCGGCGGTCTCAACTCTCCGCACGGCTTCAACGATTTTGGAGCGTATGATTTCTTCAAGCGACAGCGTTTCAATATCATCCGTCGCTATAAGCTGTTCGCTTGTCATATTTTGGTCTATGGCTATGCGAACATCACGCGCAATTTGCAGGATTTTGTACACCATATCGCCGGACGTTTACACGAAGATTATCTCTACGTTGTGGGCCTTGCCTGCGTTGATGATGTCCTCGCGGTTGCGCAGCTTGCTACGGACGTAGCCGAAAGTCTGCTCAAGGTAGTCCTTTGCGTCATCGTTGCAGGAAAACTCCACCTGCGTGAGCGGTTCAGTCGGCGCGGCTTCTTCGGGCTGTTCCTCTGATGTCGCGCTGTCCTCGGCGTTGACCTCGGCGGCTTCGGCTTCCTCGGTAGTTTCGGGGACTTTCTCGGCTTCTGCCGTGGGCGTGGGTGTGGGCGTGGGCGTAGGATTGCGCCGCTCTGCGATTGCAGTAGCAGGCTTGGGTCGCTCGATGTGGATTTCTTCATCCAGTTCTATGGTTCGGACAATGCGGATGCGTCCGCGCTTGAACTCGTTGCTGTTCTCTATTGCCTGCTGAATGAGGAAACTACTGGTGGTGTATGTGGCAGGTGTCACGCCGATGGCATTCATACTGCCTCCGGTAAATGTAACCTTGAGGGTATTCTTACCGAAGCGGATGATGCTCTGATATTCCATCATGCCCGACACGCCGTAAGTTATTCTCTTTTTTTTCATTGTTGTGGCATTTATTAAAAGAGGCGGACGGCATTTCTACCAGTCCGCCTCTCTGTTGTTTACTTAGTCTTGATGGGCCTTAGACGCTGATTACATCGCCAACCTCATACTCGCTCCACGTTGTTGTGGTCTTGATCGTCGCGGAAGCACCCTCACCAGTGGTAGTGGTGGTGTTCTTGGCACGCCAAAGCGTACCCTTGACAGCGGTGGCTGCGATACCGGGGCAGTCGCTAAGCAGGTAGTAGATACCGCCGTCAACCGGGGATTCGGGGGCAGTAGAGCCTTCGTAGAACAGATAGTGGGCTGCGTCCTCGTTGACGTTGTCGTTGGCGGTGGTGTCCTCGCCGTTGATCCATAAGTGGCAAGAGCCTTTGAGGGCGATTGCATCCCATGTGAGAATGCTCTCGCGTGTTGCCTCTTCGCCCTCCACGCGGTCAGACGATGAGTGTTCGGCGGCGAGAACGTAACGCACAAGGCGGTCGGGCGAAAGCAGGAATGCCGAATTGCTCCAGCCGAGGCGGTCAAAGGTCGGCTCACGCTTGAACTCAATGTCGCCGAACACGGTGTGAATGGCGGTAACGGTCCATCCGAACTTGTTGGTCTTGACGTCAATCTTGACCTCCGGGTGCTTCGAGAAGTCGATGCACTGGATGTTCTCAAGGAAGTTCTTGCCGCAGAGGGCCAGGCCACTGCTCGGAACGTCCTCGCCGGTGAAGAACATCTTGGCAAGGGCGATGAACTCTTCGTAAGTCCACTTGCCGATGTGCTGAATCTCTTTCTTCACCTGATAGCGCACGCCCTCGGAGAAGTAGATGTCCTGCACGCCGACTTCGGGTGTGTTCACCTTAATCTTGCCCTTACGTCCGGCAAGCAGGGAGCGGTTGGTGTCGCACTTGAACTTGGTAAGTGCGGCCTCGGCGATGATTGCCTTGGTGAACGGGATGCGCTTCTTGACGGCATCGAAGTAGTCCGACACGATGCGGTTCATGCCACGCTTCTGCAAGAACACGCGAGTGGGCTGCGGAACGAATAGGTCGGGGTCAACCTTCTTCTGCGTTTCATAGAGCGCGTTGCCGAGCAGTATGAGTTTCGTTCCGGCGGGAATTGCAGGCGTGGTGCAATACTCGGCATCGGTGGTTGACTTGGGACCATTAACGGCGCGACAGATGGGGTTGCCTGTTGTGGGGTCGTGACCGACAACAAACAGCATGAGGTCTTTGCTGGGCGTTGCCTTGCTTCCGTCCTCGGTATAGCCGTCAACACCAACGGCAAGCAACGTGCCGTAGGGACGCGGAATCTGCTGGTCGTCGCCGTCAAGGGAAACTACGAATTGATTGCTTGTGCCTTTGGCAACGGCGGCGGTTGTGGTCACGCAGGTGCGAGGCTCGTCAATCATGTAGTGGTCAACTTCGGGCGATGTAACCTTGACACGCTTTGCTTTCAGCGCAATCTGCATGAGGGGTGTGTCATCGCCCTTAAACTTGTAGAGTTCTTCGTCAAGGTCGGGCTGCACGAGGTTGCCACCGTCAATGCCGCCGGTTGCCCCTGCGAGATTGCTCACAGTAGCGGCTGCTCCGCTTACCTGCGAACTGACTCCGGCTGAGCCGGGGGTCGGGGTGGGATTTGTACCACCAACATTTACTGTTTCTCCGTCCATGGTTGGAAAAATTTTGAGATTAAAGATTTATTTATTGTCGTTTTCAATGAAATTGCCTTTGCCTATTCCATCAGTCGCGGATGCAAGATTGCTGACGGAAGCGGTCGCGCCTGCAACATGACTGCGGATTCCTGCCGACCCTTTTGTCGGTGTGACCTTATAGCCCTCATCGGGGCAGTGTACCACAACGCCGTCCATGACTACATGGCTTCGCTGGCGAGGTCAAACATAGACTGCTCTTTGCGTGTCGGAGCTGCGCCCTGTCCGTTCTTGCCGCCGATTGGGGCTGTGCCGTCACCTTTCTTGCTCTTGCGCAGTTTCTCCACAACTTTTGCGTTGCGTCCTGCTATCTCTCCCTCTTCACCTGCGGCCGCTACATCGGCATCGTAGTTGAGAGCCTTGCAGGCCATGTCAAGAGTTTCGGTGCTGAACTTGCCCATAACGCCGTCACGGACTATGCCGAGTAGGAGTTCTACGGCCTTGTCAATCTGCTCATCGCTCATGCCTCGCTCGGACTGGAACTGACGGAGAGTTTCAAGAGTGGTGTCCATGTTCTTCTCATACTCTTCGTCCAGTTTCTTGGAGTTGGCTACGCGCTCGACATAATCCTTGTTGGCTTCGGCAATCTTGTCCTGCATTTCGGGGTCGTCAAGCACGTCCTTGATTTCCACGCCGAAGTTGCGCACAAGACCGAGAACCGGGTCAGTGCCGTTGTGCATATCGGTGAGGAACTGCGCACTGCGAGGGTCGGCCGCGAACATATCCGACAGAGATTTCTCCCTGCCGCGATACCCCTCCAACTCTGCCTCGTAATTGTCGTAATCATCGGAAATCTGTCCGTAGATTTCCTCATCATCCTCGAATTTCTTTTCGGGGTATTTCTTGCGCAGCCGTTCAAGGTGTTGGTCGCGCCTGCTCTTAACTTCGTTAGTATCAGCCATTATTTTGAAAATCTTATGGTTGGGTCATTATCTATGCGCAAAAATAAGTCTATAAATTCGGGCGCGACTTTTAAGTTTTGTGACGTGAATTGGTTAACTTTGCATAGGAACTACCAATCAACATCGCAATGGAATAGATGGCTAAACATTTCGGCTCTATAATGGATTTCACAAGCCAGCGTAATGATGACCTCATGCGTGCGTATCGTGAGCAACTCGCCTTGGCGAATTACATTATTATGCCCGAAATTTTTGAGAAGGTGGCTGAATCACCTGCAAGACGCTTTTGGGTTTCCGAAGAGCGGGCCGCCGTGGAGGTGGCGCGTATGTTGGTTGGAAAGCCCTTTTCGCGTATGCGTCAGAACAAACGCGAGATGTTTGAAGAGATATTTCGCAGGTACTTGGCTCTCCGCGATTTGCACCCCGATAAATCGCTCTTTGAACTGGTGTCTAAGGTTGTCCATCAGCCTGCGCCGAAATTCTATCTTACACCTCGCACAGTAGGAGAATTCATATACCGCATTAAGAATGGTTGGTATGACAAGCAGTTTGACCGATATAGACAAGATATTGACGGAGAATGACCGCCGTAATGAGGTGATGTATGCTTCGTTCAACCCGATTACCGGAGAGGGTTCTATTGGGGAAAGGGTCAAGGTATCTATCTCCGATTTCGTCATGCCTGTCCAGTGGTTGCCTGCGGAAATGATGTCTATCCCTTTTGTCAGCAAACTGATTAAGGCAGCCTCTATTGACAGATTCCTTTCGGATGTCCTGCACGTTGAGCCGAACGACACAGACCATGACAAGGTTTCCGAGAAGTTTATACGCCTGCGCTATCGGCACGATTTTCCCTTTTGGGCCGCAACCCTTGTGTGGATTCACAACAAGGATGCAGGCTCTGACGTGCTGTTCCGGCTACGCTATCCGCAACGCATACTGGTGTCGCGCTTTGAAGAGAAGCGCAAGGCAGGGTTGCCTATTCGTCTTATCCTGCTGAAAGCACGTCAGTGGGGCGGCTCCACTACGACCCAGTTGTATATGGAATGGTTGCAGTTCTTCCACAAGCGAGGACTGAACTCCCTTATCATCGCACATCAAGGCACGGCATCCGATGAAATCAAGGATATGTTCGACACGATGATTAAGGAGTACCCGATTGAATTGCTCTACGACATGGGCGCGTCATACGACCGCAATGCCCCTAAAATGGTCGGTGTCGGTAAGTCCGGCTCAACATGGCGCGTTCCACAGCGCAACTGCAAGATTAAGATTGGTACTGCCGAACGCCCTGACGGTTGCCGTGGGGGTGCTTATTCGCTCGTCCACCTCTCCGAGGTCGGGATATGGAAAAAGACTGACGGCAAATCTCCCGAAGATATTGTGCGCTCTGCCTGTTCGGGTATTCTCCTGCGTCCGCTCACAATGATTGTGATGGAATCTACAGCTAATGGTACTGGCAATTTCTTCCACACCGAATATTCTGCGGCCGTTGACCCTAACACACCATCCCAGTTTGAGGCATTGTTCATAGCGTGGTTTCAGATCGAGCAATATTCCATGCCGTTTGAGAGTGGCGAAGAGTTGCGCGAATTTGCAAAATGGCTCTACGACAACCGAGAGAATGACAATGTTTTGTCATCGCGTGAAGAGTGCGGAAAATATCTTTGGTGGCTGTGGGAAAAGGGTGCGTCACTGGAAGCAATCAACTGGTACATCAAGGAGCGTAGCGGTAAGAACGACCACGGCATAATGGCTTCCGAGTTCCCCTCTGACGATGTTGAGGCTTTCGTTCATTCCGGCACAATGGTATTCGACAAATATCAAGTCGAAGAATTTGAAAACGCCTGCCGTCCTCCGCGCTACATCGGCGATGTATATGCGGATAGTGACGAGGGCGAAAAGGCTCTTGAGAACCTGCGCTTCCATGAGGACAGGCAGGGGCAGTTCTGCATTTGGGTCAAACCCGAAGATGATGACGAGGTGGAGATAACCGACCGATACCTTACGGTCGTTGACGTGGGCGGTCGCTCTGCAAAAGCCGACTGGTCTGTAATTCTTGTTATCGACCGTCTGAACATGATAGAGGGCGGTCGCCCGGCTGTTGTCGCCCAGTGGTACGGACATTGCGACATTGACCGCCTCGCGTGGAAAGCTGCGCAGGTGGCGGCTTACTACAATGAATCGCTCCTTGTCATTGAGAGCAACACACTGGAAACGCATGACCGTGAAAGGCAGGTTGAGGGTGGCGACCAGTCGCAATATATTCTCAATCAGATTTCAACTATCTATCCCAACCTTTATGCACGCCGTCAGTCCGAGGACGAGATTAGGCAGGGCGTTCCGCGCAAATATGGCTTCCACACCAACATTGCCACAAAGCCGATGATTATCTCAACACTCGTCAAGGTCATACGCGAACACCTCTACACGGAACGCGACAAGCGGTGTCTTGATGAATATCTAACCTATGAGCGTAAGCAGAACGGCGCGTATGGGGCAATCATCGGCAAGCATGATGACTTGCTTATGACACGCGCTATCGGTATGCACATCTGCTTCTATGAAATGGATATGCCTCGGATTATCCCCAAACAGCATGGACCGGCTAAAAAAAGAAAAGGCCCCGTTTCCGAGGCCGTTTTCTGATTGGTACTGGGTTCGTTATGCCGCAAGCATGCGTTGTGCCTGCTGTGCGGCTTGCATATTCGCTCCTTGCTGTGCTTGCTGTGCCAGTTCGGGTGAAATTCCTTCGGGTATCTGACCCTGCTCCAGTTGTTCGCGTTGGCTCTTGATGCTTTGCAATAGTCCGTCTGCGAATGGGAAGTCGCCATGTTCAAGCAACTGCTCTACGGAGATTGCCTGCGCTTTCCACAACTCCATCAGCATATCGTTCACGATTGCGCGGTATGCAGGCGTTGACGTGCTTTCGACAATTGACAGGTCAAACTCAACGTCACGGATTTTGCGTGGGTCATATTCAACGATAGCCGAGTTCTTGCCTGCGATGTTGAACACTCTCGGAGTATCGTAGTATTGCTGAATGTTCTTGACATCCTTTGTCGCGCCATCTCTGATGAACGAAGAGAACGTATCGAGCAGGTCAAGCAACGAGGTTGTTGCGTTCTGCGCCTGCTGATTGTAGAGGCTTGCCGACATTCCCGAATAGCCGGGCTTGCCCTGCAATGCGCCGTTCACGCCCGATATGTCCTCAAAGAATTTCAGCTGCATGTTAAGCAACTCGGTTATGCCTATCTGCGTGCAGTTGTTGGCAACCTGCTGTGGCAAGGCTGTGCCTGCCTTTGGCTGTCTTATCATTATCACGCCATTGAACCGCGCCCACTCGTCTGCAATATCTTCTATTGTCATTCCTTTGGGCAGGCAGTCCTCCGGGAAGAGAAGCACACCCTTTGCACTCGCACGCATAATCCAGTCGTACATCGTGATGAGGCGGTTGGTGTATCGCTGTTGGTCGATCACGTTGCTGACGAAAGAATGAATCTCACCGTCAATAAACGGATATGCTTTGAAAACGTAGGGGTGGCTCTTGTGTTCGTAGGGCGTTTCTCCCTCCTCCAGTATATCGCCGAAAGGAGTGAGTAGATAATAATACCAGTAGGAATCCATGAACCATTCGCACTGAATCAGCGGAACATCACTCTCGTCCATGCCAAGTTCCTGTGCCTCGCGCTTTCGCTCTCGGTTTACACTGCCGACAAATTCCTCATAGTCCTCCAGTTCGATTTTGAACACATCGCCGTTGTTGACATCGTGACAGCGGTAGCGAGGCTTGCTCTCCTTGCGCCACACCTCAATCACACGGCATCGGGTAATGTCGCGTGGAACGAGGAAATCATAGTATCCCTGCAACGGATGACCGAAAGATTCAAATGCCGCGCCCAATACATTCTTGTCACGGGCATCTTTGTATATATCCGCAAGACGTTTGTAGTCTGCCGGATTATGCGCGAACCGTTCACACAATTCTTCAAACGATACGTCATGCACCTCACCGAGGCAGGATACGTCCCAACCTCGGAAGTCGCGCATATTGTTATCTATAAAGAAATTGTTAGGCTGAACATAGTCCGTCCAACAATCCAGTTTATCATTGCGCCAGCCATACCACTTGCGCTGTACCACAAAGCCGGAGATTAAGAACTCTTCCATGCATCGGGCGTTAATCTCGGTCATGCGGTTGAGCTGCATATTGCATTGCAGGACGGTTGACATGGTTTCACCATATTTCTGCTCGTCGCGGTCACGCGCCGTGCAGGTCGGCTCTTTGGCCTGACTACGGTAGACGCCCAGTACAGCCTGCACCAGTCGCCGGATAAGGTTGTTCTTCAGTGCGACATTGCCTTGCGACTTGATGTAGTCCTCTTCCCTCATCATCTTGCCGTCAACGCATATCAAATCATCCCACTGCCTGCCGTAGCTGTAGTTCTTGTTGCGTTCTCGGTCTTGACGGAATGTTTCCATCGCCTGCCAATACTGCTGTGCCTGCCAAAGAACATCATAGGCGCGGTTACGTCCCAGGCCCTTGCTGTGTGCAACGCTGTCCATTTCATTTTTGGGCATCACGCGGCTTGCTTTATGTAATTTCTTTTTTGCCATTGTCGGTTGGTATGTTGTGGACGGTGCAAAGGTAATACCTCGCATCGTCCACAATCATTTAACTATTGTTGCGTGTCACTCAATTCTCTTACCATTTCGCGTTTGAGGGTAAGTATCGCCTGTGCGCAGGAGTCGCGCTGTGCGGCTGTCCTCGCGTTGAGCCACTCATTCGTCAACTCGTCAACATCATGCTTGTATGCTCTGATGATTTCGTAACGGCTGAATTCGGGAGTTGCTTCCAGTTGATCGAGCAACTCATAGTAACGGTCCTCGTCACGGCTCTTTACTTTCTTGATGTCGCTGACGCGGTCTTTGGTCGCCTCAAACTCTTCAAGCCACTGGGTCATGTTCGGACTTGCCTGCGTATCGGTTTCGCGCGTCAGCCTCTCTTTGGCAAGAGTGTTGCTCTTCTTGCGGTACTTGTCCATGATTTTCTCGCGCTGTTCGTTGCCGTAGGCCCAACCGGTCAAAGGTGCGCCACGCCTTACTTTGTATCGGGCATAACGCTCGGCGATTTCGTAAGGGGTCATTTGGCTTGCCTCTTCTCCAGTCGTTCCCAACTCGTCAAAATAGATTTTGTCAAGTTGGCTCTGCGGACAGTTGATAATCCTTGTCATGAGCAGGGCGCACTCGCGTGAGGTCTGTGCATCATCACCGCACACGTCCATGACGGCAACGACAGCGTCAGTCAAAGACTGGGGATTGACACCGACTGCCGACTGCACAAGCAGGTTGATAACATCGTTCATCGCGGAAACCTCGTCAGTGTTCCACTTTGACCAGATGTTTTCCAAGTCGCTTGACAACGGCATATCTTTCGATGCAACCCACGGAGTTATCTTTTCGCCTTTTGCCCATGCGTTGAGCGTGTTGCTGTACACATCACCGCCAGTCAGACCCTCAATGCTTCCGAACATGGTGTGCGTGAATACGTCATCCCACATCTTGTCTTTCTCGTCATCGTCATCGCCGAAGATGAGGTATGGCAGGTATGCGCCCAAGTTCCATGCGAGTTGCAGGACGTAGCCGAAGATTCCGACACGCACAAGGTCGCGTATGATACCCCGGCGGTATTCCTGCTTTGCGTTGCGGTCTGCCTTGTCGGGGTCTATGCCGTCACGCCTCATCTGCTTTGCCATGAACTCTTCCGACATCGCCTTATAGCCGGGTGTAAGTCTGCGGCCGATGTTGCGTATTGAATCATAGAGTTGTCGGGTGTACGACATTGACGAGTTGCGGAACACGGTAAACAGTACGCTCAACCATGAGCGGTCAACCTGCATGGTGGAGAGGAACGCGCCCTCGCTTGACTGCTGGGTCTGATTGAAGAGGATTGTTGCATCCTGCTTCGCTCTTTCCTCTGCAACATCGGGGTCATATTCCTGACGCTTGTACTTGGCGAGTTTGGTCTGATACATGGCGTGTGCGCCGATTGCGACTGTCAGAGCGTCCACAAAGGCATTAGGGGCCATACCGACACGCGAGGCGAGTTCAACGACACGGCTACGCCACATCTTCCAGTCCATTTCGGATTTGAGCAGGCGCGGGTCGCCTGCCATACGGCTGCGCCAACGCTTCTCAAACAGCGGAAGATTCTCCATTGACCAACGCCATGCGCCTATCGGGTTGGCGATATTGGCGGCAAGGTATAATGGATTGCTGTCCGAAGCATAGGCAGGCATCGAAAGGAACTGCTTTAATGCCGTGAATACTCGGAAACTTACCTTTGCGGCTGTAACACCTTTGGCGATATTGACTGCTGATTTGTCAAGAGTTGCAATCGGTGGACGATATGCGCCTGCGGCCATACTGCATACATTGCGGAAATTATTCCACAGCGTCTTGCCTGCGCCGTACACACTGCTCATGTTCATCACTTGGTTGCGGAAACGCTTGTATGAAAGCAGGGTGTTTAGGTCGCGGTTGAACTCAGCAAAAGCGGCCCAACGCTCCATCTGCTGAAGATGATCGAGAATTACCGAGAACGCATTGGCACCGGTCACGTCAAGGGCGAGATTGTTGCGTTTGCGCTTGATGATACTGCCAGTTGAGGTTGCAGGCAGGGCGGTGTCGGTTGTATCGTCTGCCACGTCCACATCCTCCAGTCTTGCGTTGGCAAGTATCTTCAGGGGGAAGTAGTTTTCGATAGCGGCCATTGACGCGCCGAACATACGCTTGTGAACCTCGTTGTACTCGTTGCGCTTGTCAACAAGGAACTCTTCCTGCATCCAGTCTGCAAGCTGCATGAATTTCGGGTCAAGGAAATTCATGATGTCCTCAATATCTTCCTCGGTGATACCCATACGGCGCAGTTTCATACGGCCGTCACTCATCTTGTCAGCCATGTAGATGTAGAGCAGGTTGCCCTGCGTCAGTTCGTGGTCTTTCATCTCACCGCCGTCAAAGAATCTTACGGACGCTTTCGGCAGTTTGCGGTCAATAGTGAAGAGGTCGCCCCACGTCATATCCTTGCCATAAATCTCGCTGACTTTAGCGTCAAGGACTTTTAGTGCGTCACGATACCCGATGTACTCCTTTTCGGTGGCGGTCACCCAGTCGCGCATATAACGGTTCCACAGATAGCCCTCGCCCCTTGAGTTCTTCTTACCGAACATTCGCAACATCTGGTCGAATGTAGCGAGAGGCGAAAGCAGGAATCGGGCAAAACTATTGTTCGCCATTTTCTGCATTCGGTCATCCTTGTGGTGTTCATCGGTCGGTCTGCCTTCCATGTCGGAGTTGGCGTTGTGGTGGATTTCCTCAACGCGCTGTTTCTCGGCTTCACGCCATGCCTTTGCACGCTCAACACTTTCGCTCAGAACACCGCCGACCTGCTCAACGAGGGAGTGGAACGCCTCGGCACGCTCAATCTTATTCTGACGAATAGCGTCCTCGGTGGATTCTACATACTGGCGGTATGCGTCCTCGGTCATCTGACCTGCATCCTTGGCTTCCTTTGCTTCCTTTATGGAGTCGCGCAGGGCCTTTTCCTCTGCTTTGCTCTCGGTGATGTCCTCAACATACTGGCGTGCTATTTGCAGACCTGCATACTCAATCGTTGCATCGTCTGCAATGGCTTGGTCGGTACTGCTCATGCGGTTGATGGCTTCGGCAATACGGTTGTCAATGTCATCTTTGGGCAGAGAAGTTGACTTTCTCACCACCTGCGCTATGCGCTGTCCGTCCGGATCAAGTTCGCCCTGCACCTCGATACCACGTGCATCAACACGGCTACCGCGAATGCTCAATAGCCTGCCCAGCGTGTTTGCACCCATGCGCAACTGATTGTCAACCATGATGTCCATGACCTTTTGAACATACTGGCTCACGTCCTGCTTGCCAACGACATTGTTGATCGCTCCCAGTATTCTCTTGGTTTCATACTTGCTCAAATCATCAAGCAGGTTATTGTCCATGAGGACACGGGCGAGGTCGGCAACGCTCTTGACGGTCGTAATGTCATACTCGCGCTGACGTGCCATTGCCTGACGCAGGTGGTTGAGGTTGCCGTCGATAGCACGCATTGCATCGCGCTTCGCCTGCAAGTTGCCTGCGTTAGCCTGCATTGCCTCGGCTTTCATTTTGGTAATGGTTTCTTCCAGTCCCAGGCCGGGGTCACGGAATCGGGTCACTTCGTCAGCGTCATAGCCGGTCCGTCTGCGCATTACAACGTCCTCTGCATCGGCAAAGACATCTTTCTTGCGCAGGTTCTTCCATGACTTGTAGAGAATGTAGGAAAGGTCTTTATCGTTGAGACGTATGCTCTTGGCGATTTTCAGACCTTGCAGGAACTTGTCAAGGAAAGCCTGCACTTTCGCTTTGATTTTGCCCCAAAGCGTCAGTTCGTCACGGCTCATCTTCTCAAAGCCCTCGCTTCCGATTCGGCCGCCGAGGTCAGACATATATTCCTCGGTGGCTTCCTTGCGGAAATCCTCGCGCTTCTTCTCGGCTTCCACACGCGCCTCTGCCATGTCGGTGTAGTAGTTGGCGTTCACATCTTCCCCGGCACGCTCATGGGACTGTGCCTTGCGAGTGCGCAGGCGGTCGGCTTCCTCGCTCACCATTCTGTCGGTCATCTTGTCAATGACTTTGCGGATGGGGTTTGAAGCGTGGTCGTAAATCTCGCCGAGGAATTCATCGAAGCGTTCCTCACCAACGAGCGCACGCAGACCCTTGTGTCCTGCAACCTCATGGACAAACGTATTGTCCACATCGGCTACATTGACGTTGTTGGGCAGGACGATGACAACTTCATCATCCTTTGCGCTCCACCAGCCTTTGGCACGCCTCTCTCTGCGAGTAGGGAGTGCATCGGCCTCTTCCTGTGTCCTTACAATGCGGACTGGGGTGTTGGCTCTTGCCGATAGGTCAGCGACACGCGCTTCTTTGGCTTCGGTCGATGATTCGTAAGCGTCAAGGTAGGCGCGAACCTTTTCAAGACCTGCGTCCCATTCGCCTGCATTCACTCGATCGCGCAGCTCATTGAGCATGGGTATGTCGGCTTCTGCTACGCTTCCGCTGATGTCACCGAACTTTGCGCCACGCTTGGCGAGTTCGGCACGGAGCATCGGGGGAACGGCATTTATGGGGAACGTAATCTTTTGGTCGCCCACGCGCTCCATGATGAGGTCTGCAACCTCGCTCCACGGAACAATGCGCCCCGGCTTGAAATAGCGCGACAGCATGGTCTGAACCTTTGTGTCATCGCTCAACTGACCGTTGACGCTTCCGCTGTGCCAGTCCATAAGACCTACGGAATCCTTTGCGCCCTCGGCCTGATAGCCGCTCGTTTCCTCGCTTTCGGGGTAGTAACCCTCTACAACAAGAAGTTCGGGGCGGTCGTAGGCGGCTGTGAACTGGTCGTTGAGCGGAGAGGTACGGATATGGAAATATGGATTGTATGCCACATCCCCGGTGGTGCGTCCGTTGCCCTGCACAAGGTCGGCTTTGCCATTCTCCTTGCGCATACCCTCTTCGCTCTGCTCCCAACTGCTGAATATCATCGGCGCACGCCATTCACCGTTCTGCTTGGCGGTCATAGGTGGCAATACGCCCATGTTAGCCCACTGCGAATAGCGGTAGCCTTTCTTCAACGGCTGTGCGTCAAGGAAGTCAAGCAGCTCGCGCTCGGCGACAAGGCGGTACTTGTTGCCGTCCCCGGTGGTCGGTGTGTCCGTGCTGTCCTCATCGGTCAGAGTGATGTCCGAAGCGGTTTCTACCGACTTGTCAAGTTCGGCATACTTGGCTTCTTTCTTTGCCAATTCTTTCTTCATGGCTTCCTCATACTTGGCAAGACGCTCTTTCGCTTCTGCCAGTTCCTTCTTATATGGGAACTCACGGCCGTTGCGCTGTTCAAGTTGAGTGCGTTCCTCGGTGTAATGGGCGAGTTGCTGTTGACCCCTGCTAAGGAGTTCACGGCTCTCTCTGCCTGTCACAATGTCCTCGGATATTTTCTGCATGATGTTCTTTAGGCGGTTGCCCTTGATGGCTTGGTCTTTGATGCCGAGTTCCTCGCAGGAGTATGTCACGTTGCGCTCCGGCTCAAACGTCAGAGTGCCTTGCCCCTTGCTGTCAACGGTTCGGCTGACGGTCGTTGTGACCTCGAATTTTAAGCCGTCAACATCAACCACAAGTTTACTGGTGTAGTTGTCAGCACCCTCACGGACATTCTCGGCCGCCTCGTTCATCTTGGCGTTCTGCTCTTTGAAGAAATCCTCCATAGCGGCTACGCTATCGAATGTGAGTTTGCCGATGGTTATCTTCTTGATAGTGCCGTCGGGGAAGTGTGAGCCGATTATTTCAAGGTTCTTGGTTTCAATCTCGATACGGCGTTCAGCACCTTTGATGAAGCCCTCAACCTTTGGCAACTGGTTGTGAACATAAATCTGATCGAGGTCGTGACCTTTCTGCTTGGCAGTAAGATTACGCACCTCGCGCTCGGCTTGATTCTTCAGTATGGCATACTCACTGCCCGAAAGCTGCGCGGTCATGTCGCCGAAAGAATCTTCTTCCTCTTCCAGTACGCGGTTCTCCATTGAGTTCTGCATCATCTTTGAGCCGTTCATGATTGAATCGGCTATCGCGCCTTTGGTTTTAAGACGCTGATATGCGGTAACGTCAAGGCTGTCCTCAACACCGAAGCGGATAATGCGGACGGGTATGCCCATATCCTTGTGCAGGTTGCCCTGTCGCAGGGCGCGTCCGTTGCGCTGTGTGTAGTCCATCGGTCGGTTGGGCGCGTCCACATGGATGAGGGTGTGCAGGCGTTCCTGTATGTTCACGCCAGTACCGAGAGTAAAGGTTGAACCCATGATGACACGGATTTCACCTGCGTTGACTTTCTCGAAGATGTCCAGTTTCCTCTTGACAGTCATGCCCGGCTTGATGACAACTATCTGCTCGGCAGGAACGCCCTCGGCTATGAGTTTCTTGCGAATATCCTCATAGAGGTTGAATCCGCTCTGCTTATTCTGATAGTTGTCGGAGAAGATTGCGACTGTGCCTTTGTATTTCTCGCTGTCGCGGAGTGAGCGCAAGGTTTCGCGCACGGTCGCATTGGTCTTGCTGTTGGGGTCATCCTCGGCGTTGGGAACGACAAGGCGCACGTCAACGGCGGCTGCCTTTGCAATGCCGTACATCGTGAGCGGAATATGGCTGTTCTCTTTCTTTTCCTTGCCAGTCATCTTGTCGTAGCGGTCAAGTTCTGCCTTGACGTACTTCATGACACTGCGCAGGGCGCGGGTCTGCGGCAGGTAGATGTCCTGCGGCTTACCGCCTTCCATGTCGGGAATCTTGTCGCTTACACCGCCTGCCTCGCGTGTGAGAACAGTATCGGCGACACTGCTCCATATACGCACGAGTTCGGGCAGGTTCACATATCCTGCGAAGCGGTTGTTCTCTTTGAACTTGCCATTGGTCGAGAACTCTACCATCTGCGCGATGTTGCCGAAGTTGCGGACAAAATCGTCAAAGTAGTAGATGCCGTAGGATTTCATCGTGTCAACTGGCATGAGATAGCGCATGAACGTCCATATCTCGGCGGCTGTGTTGGAGATAGGCGTACCGGTGGCGAACACTACATTGCGTCCGTTGTTGCGCTCCATGACGGCTTGTGCCTTAAGGAACACGCCCTGCGACTTCTTGCTGTATGAGGAGTCAACGCCCTTTACTCCGCGTTGCATGGCGGTGGCGAAACCGAGGTGCTTGTATTCGTGGGCCTCGTCCACAAGGATTGCGTCAATGCCCATATCGTCAAAGTTCTCTACATCGTCCACCTCGCGGTCAAGCATTTCCAATGCACGAACCTCGGCATTCTGACGAGTGGTGGCCTCGCGCTTCTCATCGCGTTTCTTCTTCTTGACCTGCATTGTTTCGGTCAGTTCGGCAAGACGCGCTTCCTGCTCTGCAAGTTCCCTTTCGGCTTGGCGAACAATCATACTGCGTCCGTCTGAATCAGCATCGCGCATGGCTTCAAGAACTTTCATCTTCTCTTCGATGATGTCCTTGACGTATGCCATTTCACGTTCCTCGCTGTCGGGGATGCGCTCAAATACGGACTGGGGAACGACAATCATATCCCAGTCGTTGTACTTGATTTTGGCATAGAAATTCTTGCGGCCCTCGGCTGTGCGGTCGGCTTCCTCAATTGTCAGCACCTTTGCATTGGGATAGATTTCCTTTGCACTCTCCACAAACTGACCGACTGTCGCATTCTGAACGACAATCATAGGCTTGCGTGCCGTGCCGAGTCTGCGCATTTCCATCGCCGTAGTAATGAGTGTATAGGTCTTACCAGTACCTACCTCATGCGCAAGCAGGATAGGTTCGGTCGTTCCTCTTACCACGGCTCTGCCTTGATGAGGACGCAGGGCAAAGGGATGTCCGTGCAGCTCGCTGACTTGACCGCCGAAGTGCTGGGGAACGAACTCGTCCGGGATAGACATAGGCACATAGTTGTTGAACTGGTCGTTGTAGGTCTGCTCGATGCGTGCCGACATTGCAGGATCAGCCTGCATATGCTCACGCGCCCAGTCCTTGAACTCTGCTCGTATCTCGTCAATTTTGGTGCCGCACTCGGCGGTGGCCGCCTTGTCGGTTATCGTTTCGGTTGAGCCGTCATAGTGCTTCTCGGTCTTGCTGACGGTTATCTGTCTGTTGGTGATGGCGGCTTCAATGAGTTCGTGACCCATGATAGTCTTGTCACACATCTTGCTGACAACAGCCATAGCGCGGTTCTTCTCGTTGAATGTACTCCACGGAGTTTTCATGAACCATGTGCCGCCTGCGTTGGTGAGAGTGACGCGCAGACCAGTCTTTTCAAACACGAAGTCCTCATATAGTTTCGGCTCGATCCACGATGAACCCAATGAGAATTCAATGAGGTGCGCAGGTATGGTCATCGGCATTACTCCCTCAAGAGCCTTGATATTCGCGTCATACCTGCCGTCTGCATTGTTCTCCTGCGCGATGTGCAGCTTTTCGCGCACATTGCCCGAAAGGTATTTGTAAGATACCTCCATAGTGCCTGTTGACGGATTCTCAAAGCCGAGTCCGCTTGACACGATTTCGCGCTTCACCTCCTCGGTCGGTTTGCCGAGGGCCTGGCCGATATACTCAACATCAACACCGCCACTCTTGTAGAGGCTTGCGAGGATAGCGTCTTTGATGGTAGTAGGCTGTGGCTCTTTCTCGGTGTCAATAACTCGGCGGCTGAAAATGTCAGTCTTACCGACCTTGACAACCTTGTTGCCTTTCTTATCGCCTTTCTCGGAATATGTTTCCAGTGCGAGGATGCTTGAGAAGTCAACATCGTTGCGCAGGAATGATATTGCGGTGTTCTTGTGCAGGTTGCCGTAGGTGCGTGTGAATGTGTCAAAGGCGCGGTTCAACTCTTTCAGAAGAGGTGCAAGTTCCTCGTCACCCTCATTGCTCGACTGGTATTCAAGCACATCAGACAACGCTTTCTTGATAGCCGAATATGCTTTGAAGCACTCCGCTTTTGTGTGACCTTTGACCTTGTTTTTGTTCAGTCCGAGAGGAACAGCCTCGCCCATTCGTGCCATGCAAAGTTCGCCCTGCGAGTTCAGGACCATGCTTCCCTCCTTGACACCCTCTCCGAGTTGCTCATTGATTCGTGTTATCTCATCTTCGACTTTCGGCGCGGCTGTGGCTTCCTCTTCCATGTCAGCGAAACTGCCTGCCCATTCGACCAACATCTTCGACTGCTCCTTTTCCTTGACTGGGAAGAGGGCGCGACTGGTCGGGAAGCGTGTTTCCCCACGTTCAAAGTTGAACATCATCTCGCCTGCCATATTCTCCGGGTGTTCCGCAAAATACTTGTTGTACATCATGCTGTACTGCTTGATGACGGGAATTTCCTGACCTTTGACCTTGCGAGTGTCGCCAGTATCGTAGTCAGCCACGCGCACGCCTATTGCATCCGTCACGTCTATGGCATTGGGTGAGGGTTTGCCATTGACGCGCTTGCGTACAACGATGATGTCCGAGGTTGCCCCGGTGCCTCCGAATGTCTTGTTGTGCATACGGAAAGCACCTACAACGTCAGCATTACCCTCGCCGATAATCCAAAGGCGAAGTTCCTTTGAGTTGTCCATCGTACCGCTTGACGTGATAAATATGCCGATACCGCCCTCACGGAGTTTGCGGATATTCTTCGCAATGCAGAAATCGTGGATGTCATGGAATTTCTTGGAGAGGTCTTTGTCGCCTGTCTCGTCAAACACTTTCGCGCCAGTGATGAAAGGCACGTTGGTAATGGCGAGGTCAACGGTGCCGTTCTGCACTCGCGTTTTCTCAAAGCCTTGTATCTCCACTTTGGCATCCGGGTAGAGCAACGAGAGGATTCCGCCAGTGGTGCGGTCAATCTCAACGGCATGGATTGAGCTGCGCTCACTCATGTCGGTAGGCATAAGTCCGATGATGTTGCCGATACCTGCTGACCCCTCAAGCACATTGCCGCCCTTGAAGCCCATAGCGCGTGCAACATCCCACATGGTGTCTATGACCTCGGCTGGAGTGTAATATGCGGAACGGCGACTGTCAACAGCGTCTTGATAGCCGTCCTCGCCCAGTAGTTCTTTCAGACGTTTGGCAATCGGGTTCGGAGTGTAGCCCTGCTCGTTGAAAGCCTTACCCAGTCCACCCCAACCGCTGAACTTACGGAGTACGGCCATCTGTTCGGGTGTGGCGGTTTCGCCTGCGTCAAGCAGTCGCTTGGCAAGTTCTATCGCTTCCATGTTAGCCTTGATGCGTGCGTCCTCGCCTTTGGGGGCATAGTCAACACCGCGCTCGGCATGGTTGTTACGGATATTCTTCCGCTCCGATTCGGGGACCGGCTCAATTACTGGTTGGCTCTTAGGCTTTCGAGGTACGCCTGCGCCTCGCTCTCCGTCAGACATAGGATTGACGCTACTACGTCCACCCATTCCTCGTCGGTCAGTTCCTTTAACTTCATTCCGTTGGCTCTCTCCCAACGGTTCATGCGATTGAGGTTCGTGTCCTCTTTCTCGCTCGGCAGTGCCGGGGCGAGGTTGTACGTCAGTTTTCTTTTCATTGCTTATGGGTTCATCGAACAAACCGCCGAAGAGGTCTGCGACAGGCTGTTCGGGTTTGACTTCGGTACGTTTCTTGGCAGGCTTCTTACCGCCTTTCAGTACGCTGACGGCATTGTCGGTCGCGGCTTTGCTCATCCATTGCTTTTCAAGGCGCGGAAGAATCTCGTCATGGAAGAATCTGTCAGCCTCTTTCTCGGTGCTGAAGATTTTATCAGCCACAAGACGCTGTGTGATTTGCCTGCGGACATAAGGCAGACGGATGTTGATAGCCTCGGACTTGCCCTCACTCCATGTGTCGGCAAGTTCTTCCTTGCGAGAGCCAAACTTCTTCATGTAGATGTCGAAGATTTCCGAAACCATTTTGTCTTGCATGACCTCATCGGCTACGGCATTAGCGCGTTCTGCGCGTGCCTGCTTATCCTCGGCAGTCTTACGGACGACACGCTGTGCCTCTCCGAATATGCCGTCAGCAGGCTTGATGCGTGACCAGTCGCCGATTTCCATCATCATGCCCATTCCCATAGAATCGAATATGGGGCTTCCGTCTTTCTCAAAATCTACAATCGTCTGCTTTTCCCACTTGTCGTTGCCGTAACGGTCCCACAAGACTTCATCGCCAATCTTGTAGCCATTGTGGGTTTCCTCTGCTTGGGCAGGGGTCGAGGGTTTGTCCTCGGCGGTCGGTGCGCCTGCATGGGCAATCTCATCGGGAGAGATTTTGATTGTACCCGGCTCACCTTTCACACCAACGATGTAGTCTGTCAGTCGGGACGGCTCTCCAATGTTCTGCACATGGTTAGCCGATATGACAACAGCCTCACGTCCGTCTTTCAAAGTGACGGTGCCGTGATAGGCTTCTTTCTGCGGTTCTGCCTTTGCAGGCTCTTCGGCAGGAGTTGAGGACGGCAGGTATTCCTTCGCCTCGCGCTGAATGCCATTGAGCAGGTCGGCATAGGTCACGTTGGCATCTGCCCAACAGTTACGCCCCATGCGGTCGAACGACACATGACCTTTCTCATCGGGCCATTCAACGCGGTACATGATGCGAGTGGTTTGCAGGTTATCTCCGCTGTATGTCACATCGCCCGGCGTTACTGACGGGTCAAGACCGATAGTAATGTAGAGTTCGCGGCCCTCATTGAGGGGCAGGCGTATGGATATGTCACCACCTGCGGGCGCGATATTCGCGGTAACGGCGTTCTTTCTCTTGCCACGGTTGGCGGTTGTAGAGCCAGTAACCTTATCAAGTCCCAGGCCGAGGTCGTTCACAAGTTGTTTGGCGAGATCAACTGCATCCTTGACGGCTTTCTTCTCGGCATTGCGCATATAGCCGTATGCCTCGTTGAAATCCTTGTCAACCTCTTCGGCCTCATAATAGCCGAGAAGTGCCAACTGGTCGTTGACCTCTTCAAGGGTGTCATCTACTCGTTTGAGGTCGCGGAGGATGCGCTTGCGTCCTGCTTCTCCAGTTCCTGCGCTTTGCGCTGTAACTTCTGCTTCGCCTGCAACAGCCTCTGCTTTTTCTGCAAGAGCAGCTGTATCTGCTTCTGTCTGCTTGTCATTTTCTCTTCGGTTTTTGTTTCGGGTTTCGGTAAGTTCTTTCTGCGCCTGCGCGGATGCTGCCCCGGATTTGCGCTCTTCCACAATCATAGCGGCCTGCGCGATTGGGTCTGCCTGCTTCTTGTCGAAGTTCTGCACGTCAAACGTGGCAACCTGCTCGGTCGGGGTAAAGGTGTATTTGTCGTAGCCGGGTGTCCAGCGTGCGCCCTCATAGAACGATTTGAGCCACGGACGTATCTTGTCGCCCAACAATCCCACCATCTTGGTGGCATAGTCGGGGAATGCCGTAGTACCTCGCTCGATAAGGCCCATAGCAAGACGGATGCCTGCGGACTGGATGCGCTGACGCTCCTGCGCTGTCAGTTCGCCGGGGTCGCGGAACTTGATGTTGGTGTCGCCCTCGTCATCGCCGATGCCCAACAGGTCGCGCAGCTCGTCAGCCAACGACTTCATTTCGTCATCGCTGATTTCGTGCTGTTGCTCCGGCTCTGCCTTGACTGGCTCGGCATGGTCGCTCAACTTGGTTTCGCCTTTGGTCGACAGGTCGGTCATCACATCTTCAAGACTGACGCGGTTGATAGGTGCTTTCTTCGGCTTCCGTGCAGGCTTCTTCTCCGCAGAAGCCGCAGGAGCGACAGCCTCACGGAGTTCATCGGCAGTCATGGGCTGTGCGTCCGCAACCGCTTCCTCGTTGCCAATCATCTCGGCGAGTTGGCGTGCAGCTTCCTCACTGCGCATCATGTAACCGCCCTGCTTGCGGTCATACCAACCGCGAGAGGTTTTCTTACCCTCGGTGAGAGGCTCACGCGCGAATGTGTCAAGAGCCGCCTTTTCCTCGGCGGTCAGTTCGCGGTTGAACTTGACAAGGTGAACATCGCTCGTCTTGCCTTTCTTGTTGGTGTAGGTTGTCGGCGTAATGGTGTACGGTTTAGAACTTTCCGCACTCTCCGTTTGTTTATCTGCTGACAAAGTATTAACTTTGCGGTCAGAAGGCGAGTCGAGCGTAGGGCCGGAAAGGGCACCGGCCTCCTCCGAAGATTCGGAGGGCAGTATGAGGGATTGCCCGTCCTCACGCTCTTTCCCCTTAACAATATTGTCGGACGTAGGAACAAGGTCCGGTCCCTCCGATTCACTCGGAGCCTCGGTTAAGTACCTTTCAGAACTGGGGGACAAACTTTCAGAGAGATGTAGAATTTTACCATTCTGCATCTCTTTCTTTATTGCTTTACCCTCGGCTTCATGACTGCTTATTGATACCTCCATGCCGTCACGCTGAACGGTTACAGATTCAAAATGCACAAGACGGCTTCCATCGGGTTTGATGAACGTCTTTACAAACAGATATTTGCTGTCTCGCTCTGCACCTTCAGCAGGTGCGTTTTTCTCAATGATGACATCGGGAGTGTTGAGTGTGGGATGTATCATGCTGAAATACTCTGTCCTTTTCAGTGAGTAGAGTTTCAGCAACTGGTTAGCACCCATCTTGACAATGCCGATAGGAGTTTCAACAGTGCCGTCCTCTCCGAACTGAGCAATCCAGTTTTCGGGAGTGAGTTCAATTGAGGGGGCAACCTCAGCGGCAGCTTTCATTCGTGCAATCAACTCTGTTGCTTCCTGCTCGGTGAGTGAACGCCCAATCATGCCATTGCCCTCAATAGGCTTTACGCTCTTGTACTCGGCAAAGGGCTTGGTCTTGCGTCTGCTCGACTGAATCCACTTCTTGAACTCGTCCTTGCTGACGTGAGTAATCGCACCGAGGCCGGTCCAACCCGGCTCATAGTTGGAGAGGTACGCGTCACGCGCGGCCTGCTCCGTGGGGAAGCCGTACATAACCTTATGCTCGTCAAACGAGCCGTCCTCGTTCACTTGGTCAACGACAAACACATCGCCCTCTTCGGGAGTGTCGGAAAGGAACACGTCAATGTGGTCGCCGTCCACGCCCTCAGTTCCACGGATATATCCGTAGTCGTTCTGCATGGTGGTTTCCCACGGCTTGCCGTCCACTCCAGTACCACGGCGCACACTGCCTTTGGCATTCTCTATGCTGATGTTGTAGCCGTCAACACGGCGGTGTTCCATCTTATAGTTGCCTGCGGCTTTCTGCGCCTCGGTCGGTTCTGCCTGCTGTGCCTGCATACCGCCGTCAATGTAGTCGGCAATCTCCTTGAAGTCGCCGAAGTCGCGGCCGTCAAAGGTCAACTGACTGCCAGTATATGAGCCGTTTTTGTCGGGAGCGTCCGTTTGGATGACCTCATGCTTGCCGTCAACGTAGAGTTTACGTTTGTAGATGGGCTTGTCGGGCGCGGGGCCTTCCTCTTCCCATTCTTCGCCAACGCTGATTCGTGCGCGGAGTGCGGCTTCTTCGGGGGTGTCCTCGTAGGGGTCGTTGCGGTCTTTGCCGAGTGGCTCTAACTCTGTGTCGCCTGCGACTGGCTGTTGAGGCTCTGCACGGCGTTCATCATCATGCGAAGTTTGTTCACTTGCCTCGCTTCGTTCACGCTGTTCTGCGTCTGCTTCGGCTCTGCGCTTGCGCTCCGCAATGGCAGCGTCCACGAGTGCTTGCTGTTCTTTTGGGGTTGCATTTCTGAAATGTTCGATTACGGTTGTGAGTATTTCTTCTTTGGTCGGGATCGAGCCGGAGAACATATCCATCTGACCGCCCGAAGCCTGCGAAGCCTCGTTGTTGTAGGTAGTCAGAATCTTGCGGAGGTCGCTCGGACGTCCACTGTTGAGTATGTCGGCAAGCAGGAGAGCGGTAGCGTCTGTTACACGGCTGTCGCCGAACTCGTCATCAAACAAGCCCTGCATACGTCCGAAAGGCGACACTGGCATTCCATTGGTGTAAACGTCAGGCATCGCAGTCTTGGCACGGGCGACAAGGTCAACGGCTTTTGAAAGTTCATCGCTGATGTCGTAGCCGTTTCGGGCGAGTGCGCGGTTGTTGGCAATCTCGCTTAATCCCATGACGATAGACTGGCGCAGGGTCGGAACGGAGATAATCTGACGCACGGCATCGGGCGAGGCTTGGAAAACCTTGCCGATAAGAGTGTTCTCGATAAGTTCCTTTCCTGCGGCCGACAACGCCGTGCCTGTCCGCAGTTCGGGCATCTGCATATCGTTGATGACTCCTGCCTGCATGAGTGCGCCAAGTGCTTGCGCTACGGCTTTCTCGTCTGCATAGTAATCCGAAAGGCGGTCGTAACGGCTGATGTCGTTGACAATAACGTTGAACACATTGTCGGGGACAATCTTGCCGAGTTTCACGGCGGCTTCGGGCTTGCCCTGCGATTTCTTCTCCTGCGCGTTGAACCGAGCAAAGGTTGTGGCATCGTAGGGAAGAGCCTCGTCTGGCACGAACACCACGCGAGGATTCTTCATGCCTGCGACCTGCTCCGTGGTAAAGCCGAATTTCTTATGACCGAACTGGGCGAGATAGTCAACGTATGCCTTGTCAGTGCCTCTGCCTGCGGCGAGGTCACCCGACATGGTGCGGTTGTTGCCCGAAAGCACAACGCCGTCCCTGCTGACGATTACGGGGTCTTGCAGGGCGCGGTTGTCATAACTGCTTGCCATACCCTCTACAATCTGCTGTGCGTCCTTGTCACGCATATAGTCGCGGTCATTGACGCTTTGGCCGTTCTCGTCAATCGGGAAGCCCTCGGTCGGCTGATAGGCTTTGTTCACGTCATGGCTCGGCGAGGCGGCTCTTGCTTCGGTCAGCACATAACGACCTGTGAGGGTTGAGCCGTCGGGCAGGGTGATTGCATCGGCATTGCCCTCAACTTTGGGAGCTGCGTCCCATTTGTCCTTAATCTTGGGATTGACGGCATGAACGCCTATGCGCTCCTGCTCGGCCTGCTTCTCTGCCTTGATGCGCTGTTCCTCTTCAAATAGGGCGACAGCCTCATCGTGGGCGATTGCATCACGCTGTCGGCGTTCCTCTTCCTGCTGACGGCGCAGCTCTGCTTTGCGCGTGTTGTGGACGGCGACAATGCCGTTCCATGCGTCAATGCGTGCCTGCGCCTCGGCAATCTGCTGATTGTACTGGGCGAGGTCGTTCTGATACTGCTCGGCCGCCTTGCGCTTGGCTTCTGCCATAGCCATAGGCGAACCTTTCAGTTTGGGAGCCTTCATTGTCGGGGGCTTCTTATTGAGTGCTTCGAGGTCGGCGGTCGCCTGCTGAACCTGCGCCAAAGCGATTTCAACAGCATCATCCTCACCGCCGACAGCCTCAACCAGTCCATCCCAGGCCGTTTCCTTATCCACGGCTTCAAAACTCGGCTCTCCTTTCTCATTGAGAGGGATGCGCGAGAGTGCGGTCTGCTGTCCATTTTCTGCACTTGGAACCGTTTCGGGCATTTCGGGAACGCTCTGCGCTTCCATCGTCCTGTTCTGTTGCTCGTATTCGTAAGCCTCAAGCATACCACGGCCGAAGTCTGTCAGTCGGTCTGCATCATTGCGGAGGTTTTCAATCTCGGCATTGAGTTTGACATCATCGAAATTCTTTGCATCGTTTAGTCCGCTTTCATAGCCTCGGTCGTATGCCTCGGTATCGGCGGTCGCAGGTGTTTCCGCTTCGGCAGGCTGGGCGAATGGGTCTGCTTCGTCCGGCTGTGGCTCTTCACCCTCGGCAGATTCTTCGGGGGCAAGGGCATTGTCGCCAAAGATATTCATCTGCTCCTGCTCGATCACCGACAAAGCGGTGTCCAGTTCGTCCTGCGGATTGACAGCCTCGGACACTTTGAAGATTTGGTCGGGGGATGTAAACTGATATTCCCCAGTCTGCGCATCCATGACAACGACACTCTCCGAAGAGTTGTGAACGTCAACGGCAGAGCCATCGGGGAACATGACTACATCACCCTTGACGATATAGACTGGTCGGTCATCCACTTTCATGGTGGCAGGGATAATCACGCCGTTGTCCTTGTGGGTGCGCTTGGCAACGCTTTCCTCAACCTCGGCACGCTTGCGGTCGGCTACCTCGTTGGAAGCGTCCATAACGCCGTCAAGAGCCGCCTTTGCATTGATGTAGTAGAGGACAGCATCTTTCTGCTCAACGGTCAGTTCGGGGTCATCGACCAACACCCACGGATTTTCATTGACATGGAACATATAGTATTCGGCTTCCGAACCGAAAGCGTCCTCAACCGCTTGGTATGCTTCCTGCATACGCAGGGCGATAGCGTCCACGTCAGCCTGCACGGTCGGGTCGCCCTCTTCAAAGCGTCCGAACAACTCACGACCCTGTTCATACTGGCTCTGAGCCTCTGCCTGCTCTGCGGTAGGCTCGGAGGCCTGCTGACGTGCCTCTTCGGGGAAGAGCCGTTCAAGATACGTCTTGACGGCATCCTGCTCCGCTTTGGTGCGCTTGCTCGGCATCTTCCGCAGGACTGCATCTACATCAATGCCAGTTTCCTCTTTCAGAGCCTCGCGGATTGCTTCGGGGCGATAGCGGTCTGCAATGTCGCGGTTGCGCTCAATAGCGTCATCAAGGAACTCAACCAACTGCTTCTGCAATTCGGTCACGTCCTTGTTGCCTGCCTTGACAGCGCGGTAGATTCTCTTGATGGTTGCAGGGTCGGCACCGGGCGACACCTCGCTGATAGCGGCATCAAGCACCATGTCATCGGCAACGGCTTCCTTGTACCGTTCACCAACGTCCACCGAGTTGAGCTCTGCCTGACGCATGATATTGTCGGTTTCCTGCTTGGCTTCCTGCTCGTTCTTAAATGTGCGACTGGTAACGACCTCGCCATTGGCGGCTATGGAGTTGACGGTTACACGTCCGTCAGCGTCCGTGTTGGTGGTGTAGCCAGTAACGGAAGCCATCGGAAGTCTGCGCCCTGTAAGAATATAGTAGGCTTTTGCGCGTGCGGACTGGCTTACATTGCCGTCCTGCATGAGTTCTTCCATTGAGGAATAGCCGTCAAATTCGGGATTGCGACTGATTGTTTCAGCCTCAACACGCTCGGCTCTCAACTCGATTGCTCCCTCGGCAGGGTTAGGCTGAGATGCTTCCTGCACTCGGTCACGGCTGAACAGGTCGGCAAGTTCGCCATAGCCTGCTCTGCGCAGTTCTTCGCGCTCATCGGCGGTGAATGACAAATCGCTCGGGCTTGCATCCAAATTCCTGCGCAGACGTTCCTCGAAGTCCATGCGGTTGTGGTTGCGCTCTGCCTGCGTGAGCGGTCGGCCGTCAACCGGCTTGACTGGGCGCAGACTGGCGATAACTCGCGGTGCGCTCTTGAGTCCGTGCTGTGCCTTGAAGCCTAACATCATCGCCATGTTGTCAGTCCACACGTCCATTGCATCGGCATCGCCGTTTATCCATTCGGGAACAGAGAATATTGTACCCTCGGCAAGGGTCGATACTGCAACCTCGCCGAGGCGCACGCCTGCCTTGCCTGCTGTGGAGGTGGTTGCCTTGACAGTTTTGTCAGCGACATTGCCGATGACTGGCGACAATGTGCCAGTCACGCTACCGAGTATGAGGCCATGACCGCCTGCGCTCAACACCGCTCCGGCTGAATAGCCCTCGTTCTCTCCAGTTTCGGGGTTGATGTGACCGCCGTGCAGGAACTGGCTCTCACCCTCTTTCAGCATTTCGTATGTGGCGAAGTTGCCACCGCCTGCGGCCGCCCCGGTGATGATACGACCGGTGAGCGAGGACGAGAAGAGGCGTGAGCCTACCTGCGTACTCATTGACGTGGCGGCTCTGCCTGCTACGATACGACCGCCGATGTTGATTGCTCCTTTGCCTGCAAGTGAGCCGACACCGCCCGACACCCATGTCACGGGGTCAACCGCCATACCGATAACGGTGCCTGCAATCTGTGCCACGCGGTGATTCTTGCCATACTCGCCCATAGCGGCCTCGTAAGCTGCAAGGTCGCCACTCGTTCCTGCTTGGCTTCGGGCAAGACCTTTGCTGATCGAGTTAATCACGTTCATGTCGGCGACAGTACGACCGAAGTATTCCAGTGTACTTTTTGGCGTGTTCTGCTGAACGGCATACTGATATACGGCATTGTCGGTTAACTGGCGTGCCATCTGCGATGCGGTTGCCTGCAATTCCTCTTCGGGAGCGTCCGAGTATTGCTGACGCAGGCGGTTGTAGCAGTTGGCAGTCACCTTTGAGCCTGCACGCGCCCACGCATTGTCCATCATCTTCTGGAGGTCAAAGCGTGTCATGTGTGAAATATTGTCGGCGTGGCGGTTCATGGACGTTGTAACGATACGCATTTCACGTCCACCGCCCATAGCGGCATAATTGCTCCATTCGCGGTCGGCATTGCGCTCTTTGTCTGCCTTGTGCGCGGCCTCGGCTTCCTGCCAAAGTTCCGCCACGGCATCATAGGCAGGGGCCTGTGCGTCATACTGCGCCTGCACCTCCACATCTTCGGGCTTGGCAGGGTCAAGTCCGTTCTGCTTCATGCGGTTCTCAAACTGGTGACGCAACCTATTTTTACGAGCGGTATCCTCGGCGCGGTCGGCCGCGAACTGGCTTGTTGTCAGACTGCCATCGGGCATGAGCCACTGGGTTACTGGCTTGCCGTCAACATACTCCACACCATAAGGCTGTGGCGAACCGCCGTCATAAATTTGACTGGATGGAACGTTAAGCCCCGGTCCTGCGGTTGTCTTAGTCCCTGCGAGTTGTGCTTGGAACTTCTTGGCGGCCCTCTTCTTCCTGCCTTCGGGTGTGAACGGCTCGGTCATGCGCTGAACCTGCGCGATACGCGCCTTTGACTTCTGATTGAAGTCGTTGAGCATGGTGTGAATCTGATACGACATCCGTATCTTATCCTGTTCGGTGGGTTGCCATGCAGGTTGCTTTGGCTGTTGAGGAGCGGGCGCAGGTGCTGACCGGGTCGGGGCTTGCGCTGTAGGTGCAGGCGTGGAAGCCGGGGCATGAGCCGCCGGGGTTGCCTGCTGACGAGGCGCGGAGGCAGGCGCAGGGGCAGGTTGAGCCGTCTGCGGAGCATACATACTGTTGAAATCTGCCATGCTCCCCATGTTCAGACCCATGCCCTTGGCTTTCTCATAGTACCACTGGCGGTCTGCTTCGTTGGCAAGAGAGGATGTGAACTCCTGCTCCGTGCCAACATTGTAGCCTTTGGCTTTCAATTTGCCGTATAGCCACTTAATATCATCGCTATTTGTTGCCATATCGAATTATCGTCTGCTTGGTGGAGTGTTGTCGTTGTTTGTTCTACGGCTCGGCGGTGTGTTATCTTCGGGCGCGGGCCGTGCAGGATGACCGCTCTTCTTGGTCTTGGTCGATGTACGCTGTTGTGGCTTGGATTCGGGAGTGCGCCGTGTTTCGGTGTTAGTGGTTTCCGATACGTCCTCTTCCTGCCATGTGCCGTGCTGTTTAGCGTAGGCATCGGCTGCTTCTTTGGTGCGGAACTTATGCTCACGTCCGTTTTCGTCCCATGCAGAGAACTCCGACACGTTGGAGCGGTTATGAGCGGCGGCAGATGCACGGGAATTTGCGGCAGATGCGTCATAACTTCCTCTACGCGCTTTCTCGGTGGCAAGTTTGGCTCTCTGCATTTCGGGAGCAGCCTCGGCTTCTGCTTGCGCCACGATTGCTTCCTGCTCGGCTCGGTCGGCTTTTCCTTTCTGCTCACGCTGTTTGTCGGGTTGCAGAGCTGCAAGCCATCCGTGTGCCTCTGCCTCTCGTTGAGCCTTTTCGCGTGCGAGTTTCTGCCGTTCCTGCTGTGCTTCCAGTTCACGCAGTGTAGCGGCACGCTGATTCTCAAGGTCGCCGAGTTTGAGGGAGAAGTTAAGATACTGGTCGCGCTTCTTTTCGCGCTCGGCTTTGAGTTGATCGAGCCGTTTCCCCACGGAGGTGGTCATGCTCCCTTTCTCATGGTTGTACATATTGGGGGCATACTGGGTCGTAAAGAAAAGGTTGCTCAACGCCGAAATGCCGTCACTTACGGCGGCGATGATGCGTTTCGACTTCTCCCTGCGCTCACGCTTCTTGCGCTGTTCGGGCGTTTCGGGTCGGTTCTCTTCCGAGTCCATCCAGTCTTGAATGGTCTTGATTTGGCGGTCAGTTCCGGCGGTAGCGTCCACACGCTGTCGCTGTTCGGGCGAGAGTGCAGGAGTTTCGTGTTCAGTGTCGGTGGAGGCCGCAGGAGATGATGGATTAGCAACATTGACAACACCACGCTCCACCACCTCACGTGCATTCTTGGGGTTGTCGGGTGCGCCTTGATTGGTTACCTTATCGTACTGTACTGCCTCCAGTCCTGTCGGCTCTTCTTCAGGAGCCGGGGACGCAGGAGAGGCTGGCGGTATTTCCTCGGACGGGGGCTGACTCTGTCTGAAGTCATACGGCTGTGGCCATACTGGGTTTTTATCTTCTTCTGCCATATATAGGGGAAATTAGAAAGCTCCTGCTATGCCTGCACCTGCCTGTGCCACACCCTGCACGGCTGACGAGATAGCCTGCGCCTTCTGTTGTTCAAGATTATTGAGCGCGTCATTAATCTGCGCGTCACGTTGTTGATACGTCTGCTCGATCTGGTCTTTGCGAGCTTCGGCATTGACAGCAATCTGCGAGGTGGCATCAGCAAGGGCCTCATTGTTTGCCATTTTTGCGGCTGCAACGCTCTCTTCCGTACCGCCCATGACAGCCTGCGCTCCTGCGGCCTGTCGGTTACGATTACGGATTGATTCCTCCGTCTTAGTCAGTATGCGTTGAGCATCGGCACGCTGTGTGGCATCCTCATAGTATCGGCGGTTATACCAGTCCTTGTTTGCCTGCTGTTGAGCCTGCAAATTTTTTTTGACTTTCTTCATGGCTTTACTCGCCGAGATACCGCCGAAAATGCTCCCGACAGCCGACAAGCCTGCGCCTACTAAACTTCCAATCATGTTGACTATGTTTCAAAAGTTATAATTCGTGCGCTAATTTACGGCTGTATATTTGTAGGTAACTTTTAAGTTTTGAGTT